ATCTGAAGATGGGCGCATAATTCATTTTTGTTCCTGTTTAATAATATGTAAACTAGCTGAGAATATAATGAATGAGGATAACCGATGTCATCATTTACAGATTTGGTTTCAGCTCTTGCATGGCCATTGGTGTTTGTGTGGTTTGTTAATAAGTATGGGGTTGATATTAAGGAGTTAATAGTACGTCTGAGTAGATTCAAGATTGGAGCAGCTGAAGCTGAGTTTAATGCGGGACTAACCGCAGCAGAAGTATTAGCAACAGATGCATCAGTTGGGAATAAAAATATTAACAATGGCAATAATAACTCTGAATATATAAATAAAATCGCACAATTAGAGAGAATTGCTGATTTTTCACCTAGAGCTGCTATTATGGAGTCATGGTTGATGGTAGAGGAGGCTGCCGGGCGCTCTGGTTTTATACAGGGAGGGTTAAAGCCGAAACGGAATCCAGAACTATTCATTGACTGGTTGATTCAAGAAGGAAAACTTGAAGATTCCGCTGCTTTGCTGTTAAAACGGCTTCGCTCGCTAAGAAATGAAGCCGCGCACTTTCTGGATTTTGAAATCACCAGAAATGAAGCTGAACGCTATATAAGACTTGCAGCGAAGGTTTCACAACTTATTGTTGATCCAGATTAGTTTTACTTACTTAGCTTTGATAATTTATAACATGGAGTATAGTTATGAGAAATATAATCCTGGTTTGTGCTTTATTAGCTTCTGCATCAGTTTGTGCTGCGCCCTATAAGATAAAAATCCCTTCTGATCCAAAAGCTACTTATACAGTGCTGGATATTGGTCGTGAAGGTGAATATAAAACTATCATTACAAAAAGGGAAGGCCCATCTGGGACAGCATATTCGAAGAGAATATATAATTGCATGACAAATGAAGTGAAGTATCTTGGTTCTGGGGAGACGCTTGAACAGATGAAAAATTCAAAACCTGATCCCAAAATGGGGGGGATTGTAAGTGGTTCCATCGCTGACTATGTGGGCAGGGAAGCGTGTAAGTAATCATTAACAGCACCAATAAAACTCTCCTATCAAATCACATACTGATTATGCTGCCGCGAAACTGGAAACAATTCGCGGTGATTCATGGCAACGAAAGACAAAAACAAAGGCTTTCTGTCGGCATTGAAGAAAGCCTTCAACGGTGGTGATGTTACGCCCGCCGATCCGGTCGTTTTTACGAGCGGGCATAGTGTCGTTGCTCGTTCCGGCCTGTCCGCTTTACGTCCAGGCATCCTGGGTAGCAACAGCGATGGCATGACGAGTGCAGCAGATTCAATTTCTTTATCCGCTGAACTGCCCGGCGAGCGCCTGCAAAAGTACAACATCCTGGAAACGATGGCTAAAAGCCCGACTATCTCAACGGCTTTAAACATTCATATTGCACATGCGCTTGCGCCTTCAAAGAAAACCGGGCTGGCATTCATGCTTTCGCCAAAAGATGGTTCCGATGCCGAGGCGGTAAGTAGGTGTGAAGAGTTAACAGCTGATTTGGGGGCAATGATTAATGACGGACTTCCTTCATGGGCCATGATTATGGCGATCTTTGGGGTGTCTTATGTCCGACCTTATGCTGAACAGGGCAGAGGGATAACTGGCATTGAATCCAGTTATTACACTCTTCCACACTTCGTCCAGGAATTTTATCGCGGTAGCCAGCTGGTCGGTTTTAGTGGTGATTACATTCTGGATACGCATAGTTTGCGCAGGGTAATAACCGAACCGTGGAATCTTGTTTCCATGAAAAACCCGTATTGGACGCCGCAGCATAAGGTTATTCCGGTTAGCTACGGTACAAAAGGGTATTCACTGTTAAGTGATCAGGCTGATAAGCCGTTAATGGAGACGCAGAATTACGGAACTTCATTCCTGGAATACAGCTATGAACCTTACCTTAATTTATGTGCTTCGCTCGCCGCGCTGAAATCAACGCGAAATAATGCAGCCAAAATTGACCGCCTGATTGCTCTTACGACGAACACACTGGACCCGGTTAATGCGGCGAACTATACGCGTGGCGTCAGCCAGGCATTGAAGCGTCATAGTGACCTGGTGGCGCAAAGGTCGATTAATGCCAACGCTATTCCGACTGTGCTTAACCATCTGATACCTGTTATGGGAGACGGGAAGAACGGCATCACCATTGATACGCAATCCATACCCGCAGATATCAGTGGTATCGAAGACGTTATGTTTCACCTCCGGCAGCTTGCTGCAAGCCTCGGCATTGACGCAACAATGCTTGGCTGGGCTGATCAGATGAGCGGAGGGCTTGGAGAAGGCGGCTGGCAGCAAACTGCTATCCAGGCTGCATTGCGTGCGAACTGGATCAGACAGGCCGCCCAGCGAACTATTTATCGGCTTCTGGACATTCACCTCGCTTATAAATACGGCAAGGTTTACACCGAAACAAACCGCCCTTATGACGTGCAATTCAACTCAATGAACACTGCTATCCAGGAAGAGGAAAACCGAGAACTGGATGCACGCGCCAACTTTGTTGCTGTCATCTCCCAAATTATGGACCAGATCCAGAACAACCCGAAACTGGCTGGTAGCGACGCGTTTATGCGTTATCTGTTCACTGAGCAGTTGCACATCGACGATGACACTCTCAACACCATGATCAAAGAGTTTAAGGCGAATGAATCAGAGCAAAACAACGAGCATGGTATGTACGAATCCGCGCCGTTGTCGTCCGGTGACGATCCGGAAAACTGGACGCCAGAACAGTTAATAAACTTTGCAAAATTTGTGATGAGCAATTAACCGGAGGGAAATAATGCAATCACTGAATACTGTTACGGATCGCTTCTCCCTGGTAGAGAAAATCCGCAAACACACACCGCAGAACAACCGAAATTACGTCATTCAGTCGGTACGAGACACATTCAACTCGCCAGAAACAAAAGAGCGTATCGCGCTGGGTGAGATGTATGGTTATTACGGTCATGGTCGCCGGGCGATGCACTATAACAAAACGAAAAGCCTGAACTTGCCGGAAGTCTCTGTTGTGATGGTAGATGGGAAGCCTGTTGTATTGGAGAACGTGCCGTCAAACAGGACTATCGACATTTCGATTGACGACAACGGCATTGTTACTCATACGCAGGAAATACTGGATACAGACACCGGGCGTATTGTTCAGGGCATGATTAACTCTGGTGCTGGTGGTTGGTCGTGGGCTACATCTGGTCCAGATTCATCGGTATCCCTGGTAAAGTCTTTCCACGGCTTTGATTACGTAACTGTGCCTAACTATATCAGCCTCGACAAGAAAAGTCTGATGCTGGAATCAGCAGAAGAGCGCGACGCGGCTATTCATGCGGCACTTATCGAACAAGGTTTTACCGATAACGCGGCTACGGATCTTGTTCACCACTTTTCAGCAATGAAGAATCAGCAGGCTATTTTCGAGTCAGCACAGCGTGAAGCCCTTGAGTCAGAATTGATGCTCCTTGAAGTGGAAAATATGCAACTTCGCGACAAATTACGCAACCAGGCCGCAATGATGGAAAGCCAGGGCGAAGATGCGAAGAAATGCCGTAGGATTTTGCGTGATGCTATCCAGGAGCTGCCTGTTTTTATCAGCGCAGAACAGCGTCGGGCGCTCTGCCGTATGCAGTCTGAAGATGATGCTCGCATAGTGGCTGCGATGCTTGAATCTCTGGGGGCAAATGCGACTTATGGCTTGCCGATATCAGGCAAGAAAGAGCCGGAGTTATCGCCGAAGGAGAGCAAAAATACTACCCCATTACTCTTCGTTTCGCGACGGGGATAACCGCTGCATGAAATTAAATTTCTAACATAGTGTATTTATATACACTGTTGATCCTGTCCGATGTGATCGAGTAGGATCGCGGTCACTGCTCCGGTAGCGACTGCCAAAAAAAGCAAAAGCCGCTGAGAAGCGGCTTTTTGGTGTATAAATCCACTGGCATAGATTTATACGGTAGATAGATTTTTGCACGGAACTATCTGATGAATATTTTAAATTCAGTTTCAGTAACTTTCAACACTTCTGAGTATAAAAACAACACTGAATACCACAAAAAAATCAAAGGTCATCAGTTGAGTTTTTTTGCTCGTCATAGCGGTCTTCTTTCCCCTTCACATAGCGCCATTATTGCCGAGTTCGCCAACCTGGCAGGGTCTACCGATGAATACATGATCCGTCGCTCATATGCTGATATGTCCGAGATTACAGGACGCAGTATTTCTACTGTACGCCGGGCATTTGCTGAAGCGACGAAGTGCGGAATGCTTGTTAAGCAACATCAGGTAGCGAATAACAATGCCCAGGTGTGTAACGTATATCGGTTTACGACACTATTTCTCCACTTCATTCATGTAGCAATGGAGATAGGGGGTAAGCAGGGCATCAAATTTGCCAACGCCACAAAACTGGTTAAGCAGTTGATTTCAAAGGTTCGTTATTTTTTTGAAACTGGGAACCCCCTGTTCAAATTGAACAAGTCCCCCCATGTTCAAAATGAACAGCCAATAGAAAATAAGAGTCACTCTATAGCCAAAAGAAGAGAAAGATCATGCGCGGTTCAGCCAAAGGCTTCACCAGCAGATAGTTCTCAAACGGATAACGGGGTACTGGATAAAAAAACAGTAATCAGGGAAGAACAGACCAACCACTGCCTGGCGGCGGCAAAAGCGAGAGCTGCAAAGCGTCGTTCAGACGAGGGGCACACAAAACGGCAGGCTCTGTATCGTACCGCTGAAAAGCTGGCAAAAAAATTTGCATGGATACGTAGTGCCGCTACCGCAGTGAATAAGCCTAAACAATCCAGTGCCCTGGATTTCTCAATGGATTATTCTGGCTCCCAGGGGTGTGCAACCATTGGTGAAGCCTTTGACCTGATGAAACAGCGTGGCTATCGGTCTGAATTTGACCGTGAGGATTGGTCAATCCCGGCTGGCTTTAGGGGATGACCTGTGCGTCTACAAAACATCCCAATGATCGGAAAATGCTCGCTCGACATTTTGTGTTAGAAAATTAATTTGCCGTTTCTAAATCGGAATGTATGATCTGCATCATCGACTGAAGTCATCCATTGCTGAAATTTTTAGTTGATCTTCCATGTTTTCAGGCTTATATTCATGCCGTCGTAGCAAATTCTGCGACCAGGTTTGACAGCCTGAATGTTAGTGCGGACAACCGCAGATTTCCGATATTGCGGTATTTTTGTGTCCGTAAACCGCGTTACGCCCGAATTATGGTGGGGCGTGATGGGGAGGCTTCGGCCTGCTGGTTTCACTAACGCCAGTCTGTCAACCCTGTCACGTCCTGCCACCTGTTTGACAGCGGGTAGCAGGTTGTTAAACCTGTTAGTGAGGCCGTAACTATGGTTAATGCCAATCCTTGCTCACGTCCAGAATTCATCTGGCGTTTCCACTCCCTGCAAAAACACTGCGATCACTTCGCAATTGCCGCAACTGAAAAAGAAGCCCGTTCTCTGATCCCTGATCAACATGGCGTCCTGACTGGCCGTTTCTCTACTTCATCACAACCAAACACTAATCCTTGGTATCGCAATATTACCAATCCCGGAATTGCGGAGGCACACTGATGGATATCTGCATTCTTGAAAAGCCATCAATGACCAGCATTGAGATCGCGGAGCTGGTGGGAAAACGTCATGACAATGTGAAGCGTACCATTGAAACATTAGCCGAATCCGGCGTTATTGTTCGTCCTCAAATTGAGGATGAACCAAAAATAGATGTAATGGGGCGTTCTCGATTAATTCAGGTGTTCCGATTTAGCGACGAGCAAGGCAAACGAGACAGTATCATTGTAGTCGCACAGCTTTGTCCTGAGTTTACTGCCCGGCTGGTGGACCGCTGGCGCGAACTGGAAGAACAAGCACGCCAGCCGTTGACCGAAATAGAGATGATCGCCGCAATGGCTGCAAATGCAGTTCAGCAGCAAAAGCGGCTTCATGTTGTTGAGTCAAAGGTTAGCCAGGTGGTAGAAACCGTCGAGCAAATCAAGAAGGGCAACATGCCGGAAGGTTACATTGGCTACCGCCAGCTGGCGGCAAAATGCGGCCTGACCGAAGCCAAATGTCGCAACCTGGTTAACGCTTACCGGATCCCCACCGATACACATGAGTTTTTAACTCCAGAGGGGGTATTGTTGCGTCGTTCCATCGTGGCCTTATCTCCCTTCATGAATGCTTTTAACCGGATGATGTCGGAGGCTGAACACCGAGGAAAACGCTGGTATCACCCCAAAATGGGGCAATTCCAGGTGATCGGTTGGGGAGGTGAGTGATGGACATCATGCAGGCGGTAAAAAAAATCAGGGAAGGACAGGCTGAAGTGTGCCGCCGTAAAGCATGGAGTGTTGGTGTATGGGCCTGGCCTGATAATTACTCTACTACCGGATGGTTTTGTATTAATGGACTCCAGATCCGGGAAGTTGATTTATCGACGGCTGATATAGTCGGTAATGATTGGATCGTGAATTGAAGCGTGATGCCCCGGCCTGGCCGGGGCTTTTTTCATGCCTCATTAGTTGAGGTTGCTGCGTCTCCGACTGGTAACAGAGCGGTATTGCGTGGTTCGCCAGCAGGCCAGCGATAGCCAGACACTCTTGATGTTGGGAATGCGCGAATATTAACAGCATCCCCCTGGTTCCCACCCAGGACAAGCAGATCGCCATTGGCACGGCGTCCGACAACGAAGCCTACGTGCCCACCGCCTACGCGGGTAAATACAACGATACATCCGTATGCCGGTGTATCTAATTTCTCGCCCCAATCCAGATAGGATTTTGCCGACTCAAATCTTGTTGAGCGGATGCCTACACGTTCCAGCATTGCACCGACAAATGCTGCGCACCACGGCGTTTCATCGTCTTTAATTCCGCCGCGCTTGATGTCGCGCCAGAACTGAACGATTTCAGGGTTGTGTTTAGCGCCTTTTATTTCAGTCAGGCCAATGTGCTTACGGGCTTCAATTAGCCAGCGAGGTTCAATGTTTGCCATATTTTTCTCCCGGTCATGGGTTAATAAGTAGGCAAACTATGGGGAGTATGTGATTTTGACGGTAGTATCGTCCCCCTGAAAATAACATTCTCCATACCCTCTCAACCGTACCGCATAGCGGAATTTTTTACGGTTTAGAGGGGGAAATCCTTTGGACAAACTACTTCATTCAATCAGTGAAGCCTCCAGCTTAGGCGAACTGATTGAAATTGTTAGTCGGTTGCATAAATTACGTGCTGTTGCGACCTTTGGCGTCAGGAAAGCCGATGGCGTCAGTATTCAGAAAACACGCCGGGCAGCAAACAATGCCGCAGTAAATCTTCTTAATTCCCTTCCGCCCGGCTTCGATGGGGCGAAATTAACTGACGAACAACGTCAGATTCTTGCCGGGTATACCGGTGAGGGCGGCCTGACAGATGGTGAGGGCAGCCAATACGAATACTACACGCCACAGTTTATGGCTGAAGGTATATGGGATCTGTTTGCTGACTACGGTATTGATGGTGGGCACGTACTGGAACCATCAGCGGGCACAGGTATTTTCCAGGAGACAAAACGGCAGGGCATGATAATGACCAGCGCCGAACTGTCTCCGATTTCCGGTCGAATAAACCAGCTTTTGCACCCGGAAGACGATGTGAATATCGGGGCGTTTGAGGCGCTGGCGGCGAAAGACGCAATGTATGACCACGCTGTTGGTAACGTACCGTTTGGTGAAGGGCGTTCCGGCGTTGCCGGGCTTGATCCGGCATATGCAAACGAGAAGAACGTTGGCAATTACTTTGTGTTGCGCACGATCGACAAGGTTAAACCTGGTGGACTAATTGTATTGGTGGTGCCGAATGGCATGACCGATGGTACGAAATACAAAAAATTGCGCGATAAAGTCAGCCGTAAAGCGGAATTTTTGGGCGCACATCGTATGCCTTCTGGTACGTTCAGCGAATCCGGTACAGATACCGTGGTGGACGTATGGGTATTGCGTAAACACCCGGAAACCTTCCTGGAGATGATCCCCGACACGGATGATGCAACGCTCAAATCGGCAAACGTCCTTTGGGATACCTTCCTCAAAGGAAAATGGTTTACAACCGAAGGGAAGCGATTTGTTTACGGCGATATGGAGCGTACCAGCTTCCGCAATACCCTGGTGGTGAAAAAGGACGGTCGTGTATCCAATGAGTCGATGAAAACCGCTCTATCGCGCCGCTTTGAAAGCCGCATTAATTGGGATTTGCTTGGCGTAACTACTCAGGCATGGCAGGGCGCGAAAGTGGGCGATAAACGCCTTGTAGGCGGCATCTGGCATGAGTTTGATGGTCTGAAATGGGTCAAGGACGCGACAACCAAATCCTCCGCGCTTGATGTAAATCGATATGGTGTTACGACGTTTGGTGATCTGCAGATCGCGTTTCAGTCAACAAATGGCATTCTGGCGTTGTCATGGGACCAGATATCGGCGATCGCGTCCGACTATCCATCGGTTATCAGTGATGAAGTAGCGGCAATGATTCGCTTTGCTGGCAAGCAGAGAGAAAAAGACAGAGAACGCGTTATGCGCGGCGCACTGATAGGGCAGTTGATCAACAAGGCGCTTGATAAGCGTAATCTGGGGGAAAATGTTGATGATGTACTTGCTGATGCCGCGCGCCTGGCGGAAGCCGAAATTGCGAAGTATGGTCCGCCGCACGCGATTAAGCTGAATGGGATTGCTGAAGCTGGCGCTAAAAACTGGATGACTTTCACTGGCAACGTGAAACAGGACGGCTCTGCTTCTGACCTCCTTGCTGGACGACTTGATGTAACGGATGGTGCTGCCGGTATTGACTTTACACGCCCGGAACAAGTTGTAACCCACCTTTTCAGTGACGTGGCACTTAATCCAATCACACTGGACGATTTTCGTGAGGCGTTTGCTGGCGAACTGCCAGGAGACGACGATGCTGCTCTGGAATACCTGGCGAAATTTGATGATATCGCTATTGATGGGTATGGCTGCCTGCTGCCGATGGACCGCGCCACCAGCGGCGATATTGCAACCAAAACAGCATTGCTGGTGGGCTGGCGTGATGCGTCAACAGGTGAGCAGAAAGCGAACTTTGAGCGTCAGTTGGCGAAAATCGAAGAGAAACGCATTTTCACGCCACTAAATAAAGTCACCGTTAATCTGAACGCCCGCTGGCTGGATCGCCGCTTGATAAAAGAGTTCCTGGCAGAGCAGGGCTATGACGAGTTTAAGTATACAGAACCCGACCTTAAGGTTGAGGACGGCATTCTGGTATCTCCGGACGATTACGAAGGTAAGGACGGGGTATTTACTGGCTATCAACTACGAACCGTAAACGGCAAAAACGGGAATGAGTTCAAGAAGGCCAACAATAAAGACGGCTTCCTGAACCAGTTAGAAAACTACCTGAACGGCATTAAACCGCGTGGGCAGAACGCTAACGAGTACCTGGATAAGATTGCTCAACTGGAAATTAGCTTCAACGACTGGTTACGCACTCACCCGCAGGCTGATCAGATAGCCCGCGACTATAACGACGCATTTAATGGCTTCATCCCGTTTACGCATTCTGACGCACCGCTTGGCCTGGAGGGGATTAGTGGGAAGCGCATTCCTCTGACTTATCAGAATGAAGAAGTTCGTCGCTTATCAGAAGATGGGCGCGGCATCATGGGATTTGGCACCGGGCTGGGTAAAACCACGACCGCGCTTGCGCTTGAGGCGTATAACTTCGAAACAGGTCGCACTAAACGCACGTGTATTGTTGTTCCGAAGGCGGTTTATCAGAACTGGTATCACGAGGCACAGAGTTTCTACAGTGCTGATGCCTTCGCCAATATGATGTTTATCGGTTTGGATGAAGTTCGTGATGACAGCGGAAATATTCTGACCGCGCCGGTGCTTGATGAAAATGGCGAACCACGCCTCGACAGTAACGGGCAGGCTCTTACCCGAAATGTTGTGAAAGAGTCCGCCAGCGCCGTTATCGTTCAGCGCATGAACATGATCCCGTCGTCAAATTGGCGAACGGTCATCATGACAAAAGAGCAATTCGCGTCTATCCCGCTACGAGAAGAAACCATTGAGGAAAACTCACAGCAAGCGGTCTTTAATGCTGTGGAAATGGGGCGTCTTGACCTGGCATCTGGCAAACACCGTGACGCGCAGAAGAAGAACAAGATTAAGGACCAGGCCGCAAATACCGGTACAACGAAGAAGCAGAATATCCCGTATTTTGAGGATATGAACTTCGATAGCGTAATTGCCGACGAAGGGCATAACTACCGCAACTCCTTTAGCGCCGGGCGCGAAGCGGGGCAACTGGCATATTTGCCTAACCCGGCAGTATCCAAAATGGCCCGCGACATGGCTGTAAAAGCTGCGTACATGATGAAACGCAACAACGGGCGTGGTGTGGTTATGCTGACGGCAACACCGCTGGTGAACAGCCCGATTGATGCTTTCAACATGCTGTCTACTGTCATTCCGCAGGAAGAGTGGATGCGCATGGGTATTGTTACGCCGGATGATTTCGTTCGCGTGTTCGGTAAAACAGCCACAGTTCAGGTTCAGAAAATTTCCGGTGAGGTGGAAGAGAAGCAGGGACTGGTGGGCTTCCAGAACCTGGATGGTCTGCGTGGTATTTTCCATCGCTGGACTACTCTGAAGACTGCTGCGGACGTCGGGGCGACGGTAAAAATCCCTGATATTGTCGAGAATACCTTGCAGATCCCGATGACAGGAGAGCAAGAGGCCATTTACGAAGAACTTCGTAAGCGTGCACAGGAGTTAAGTAGTAAAGATGCGCTGACGGTCGATGAAAACGGGCATATCACAAACGAAAAACCGGATGATTTCATCTTCTCCATCATCCGCGACATGGATAAGGTTGCTATAGATCCTGATCTGTATGCCAGTGCGATTACATTCCAGTTCCCCGTTGAGCTTGCAGACAAGGTAAAAGCTATTGCTGATGCCCTGCCAAAAGTAGCTGGCGGTAAAGTGGCAGATGATGCAGACGAGGCCGAAGAAGATGGCGCTGGTGGGCTGGTAAGTACGCGTACCAGCAAGGTAGTGAAGACCACCTTTAGCGAACATCCGTCGCATGTTGAAATACGTGCTGGCATTGAACTGGAAGCTGAAATACTGAAGGCCATTGCGGCTGCCGGTATTGATATGCAGCAGGTATCACACCCCATCCCGCCGAAGTATGCCGCGCTGATCGAAAACCTTCGTGAAGGTCTGAAGAACGGTAAACAAATCGTCTTCATTGATGAAAAAGCCCAGCACCAGAAGCTGCGCCGTATTATTGCCAGTGCACTGCAAATGCCGGAGCAGGAGATAGGCATTATCAATGCGACGACAGTTAGCCAGGCTGGCGGCGTCAAGCTGAAGAAGGTGAATAAGCCGACTGAACCTACGCCAAATAAAAACGGTGAATACAAAGAAGGTGCATGGGAAACCTACTACAGCAAACTTGCCCAATATGAGGATTATCTCTCAGCTAAAAATGATGCTGGCCTTGAGGGCATGGAAGGTATTGCCGCCGACTATAACGAAGGTCGCACGCGCATCATAATCTGTAACAAGAAGGCTGAAGTAGGTATTAACTTGCACATCGGGACAACCGATATCCACCATCTGACACTACCCTGGACTCCTGCCAGTATCGACCAACGTAATGGGCGCGGCGCTCGGGTAGGCTCACCACAAGAAAAGGTCAATGTTCACTACTATTGTGGCAAAGGCACATTTGATGACTTCCGTCTGGATACGCTGAAACGTAAGAAGGACTGGATCAATATGGTGATGACCTCCGACATGTCAGAGATCGCCAATGGTGATGCGGATGACGCAGATGAACGCGCCATTATGCTGGCGGCAAATCCGGAAGAACGCCGTGCAATCATGACTCGTCAGGCGCAAGAGCGTGAAGAACGTCTGAAACTGAAAGCCCTACGCGAAGCCAATAATGCTCTCGATAACTACCTGAAAGCGGCGAATGCTGCCGGGAAAGATATCGGCATGATGGAGACAGAACTGAAAAGCGCGATGGAGCAGGTAGAGCATTACCAGCGCAATCTTGACGACCTGATTAAAGCGGGGACGAACAGGAACGGGCAGAAATATGTTCTGGAACAGTTGCGAGACTACAGAAAACGTGTGCGGGAGCTACGCTTTGCGATCACCAGAGCTAAAGACGCTGACACCGTTATGAAACGTTCTCGTGGTGATCTGGAACGTGCGATTAAAGCCGGGGTTCTGGAGCTTGATGCCGATGTATTGCAGAACCCACAGGAGTATGTACGCACTGAGAAAAATATCTTGTTGCACAAGGGCAGCCATTATCGCGCGATCATCGATGAGAATCACAATACGACAGCAATTGTTCGTGTTACAGCCATTGATGCGGAAAGGGGCGGGTGTACGTGCCGCATATCCTGGCTGGATGTGGCTAGTCGTTACTCTCGTTCTCCGGGGACGGCATTATTTTTGCCCTTTAACCTGATAATTGAATCGGTAACCTTTGAAGAGGGAGTTGCAGAATCGCGTGAAACAGCTGCACGTGGTGTTCAATGCCACCAGCTATCAACAACACTTACGCGCGATCAGTTCTATGATGCTATTCGCAATGGGGTAATGAATGTCACTGCCGGGAAGCCTGGTAGAGTATGGGGCGGTGGTTCAGCTATTAAATACTGGGCTTATCGCACCGATGATGGTCAGATTGCACTGTCATCGGCTTATGATGGCGTAATAGGTCAAAAAATCGGGCGAGCATCGGATATAGCGCCTGAGCGGTGGATTTACCCTGATGGCAACGATGAGGCGCTGAAGCGTGAAGTGGCAAAAATACAAGCCAGTGATAACCCGCTGAATGTCGTGGACGGCGAGGGATTCCTCCAGGCATTGTATGGATATGATTACATCCAGGGAATGCAGGCATGGGGGTCACAGGCCACGATGGATGATGTTTCCCAGGAGTTTGAAAACTGGATGGCAGGGCGTGGTTTGTCCGGTCGCTCACTTAATAAAGTTACTTCTGAAGATATTCTTAGCCTGTTCCGTAAACCGTCCGGAGAAGGGCTGGAATCTTTCTGGAAGACCGTGGTGGCATACCGTTTATTCCAGGGCAGGATGAAAGCCTTTAGCAACACTGATGACATTGAACGGATGTTTAATCAGGTGAAGGCCGCGAAAATTACGGCGAAAATTGAGAAAACACGAGCTGCGCTGGTGGCCTGGCGCGATGCATTGTTTGAGCAATATAAATCACTCAGCGATGCCGATGGCTGGTCGGCATTGGAGCAGCTGGCTAATAATGGTGTCGATGGAGCGAAATTAGCCATTGTTCAGGCCGATAATCCTCTGGATTCGCCAGCAGCGCAGTGGATTAAGGTGGGGGCTGTCATCAATGCATTTGATGAAAAACACATTAGTAAGGACGATTTTGCTGATGCTGTTTCTGTTAATCGCCTGGTAGAAATGGCCACCCGTCGCGCCCGTGAGTTGAAAGACGGCGACTATGTGAATGAGTTGCCGGATGCGCTCAAATCGGCAACGTGGCAGGACTATGTATCGCTGAAAAACGGCGGGGCCACTGAATCAGAGATCGCGGAAAGGCTTGAGCAGGCTGAAAGCAAAAGAGAAGAGCAGGCGGCAGTGGCTGAAGCCAGAGCTGATGAAGCGGCGAATGATGACTATATCATTGTGGTTAATGATAAGCCGATTCGCGCTAAGGCGCGTGTTCGCGGGCGCTGGTGGAGCGTCAGCGAAGACGTTGGCGCGGTTTATCTCATTGCCGACCAGCCAGGTTCCTCGACAATACGGAACGCCAAAGACGCGATTAAGAAGATTGGCGGGCGTTTCTGGAATTTTGAAGCAAACCCGGTTGCTGATGTGAACTTTGACCGTCCGGCGTGGATGGTATCTACGCGTTACTCGGTAGATGAACTGCGTAAAATAATCGCCGATGCGGCCTAACAGATAAGGAGCGGCCCCAACCGGGGCCGAATTTGAATGACGACACTAATTGACACTGTAAAACCGACGGAATCCTACCTTGAGGAAATCTTGCCGCAGGCACTCAATGGCAGGAGTGAAGAAGAATACCTGACAGTTTATCTTGATGGCATGGTAGAAAGACTGAAGAAAAATCCACAGCTTTATCACCTTTATGGTCCGTGGTGGCCCGCGCTCAAAACGATATTGCTGGAGCGCGGCGACATATCATTTGGACAAGTTGTAGATAGTGATGTGGCAGAGATCTACAAAATGAGTCGCCCGGCGCTTACGGTTTTGGCTGGGCATCTGTATTCGAGCGATCGCCTGGAAAATGACGCGGTGTACAATCCCGTTCATGCTCTGGAAGTCGCACCTTATGCTGATGATACAGAGCCATACGTGTACACAAGTTACGACGAGTCAATAGAGAAATATCGAATCATGGGGTAGCCATGCGAAAGAATCGTAGGTTTACGGTCGAAGACCTAAAGGAATATTCCATATCGAAGGGGTATGTCCTTGAGTTTCACCGTTACAAGAAGGTTTTTACGCTGCGAAAAGCAGAAAACCCAGCGAGCTGGAGCTGGGTATACTTCCCTCATACAGAAGACAAACTGGTAGAGCTTGTTGATGATTTAACCTATGAAGGGTGGTTGATCGCAATCGACAAGACAATCACAGAAATATCCGAACCGGATAAAATAAACCTTTAAAAATAACAAGTTGGGTAAATGCCATGCGATTTACCCTCCTTGTTGATTAAGGTCACTTTTTACTCTAAAAGCAAATCCGACCTGTTGCATATAGCCCAGCCTTGAGTAGTATCTCTCTTGTTTTACAAATCTAACGCAGTTGTTATTATTTCGCTTATTTACTATCAATGGGTGTGTTAGAAAAATAGCGAGAAAAAGAAGGCGTCGCAGTGAATATTCTGAAACATCCCCACATGCCGCAGCTCTCAGAGAACTGGAGAAAAACCCAGATCTAATCAAAAGGAACCATGAGCATTACGAGCAGGTACGCGTCCTGGATTGGTTGTATCGCAATATGCGCTATGTGTATGAGCATACACACGCCACTCCAAACGGCGGTCTGCGAGGCATAAGGACGGCAATAAAAATGGTGGCAGAGGGCCAAAAGAAGGGATATCCCGTCTTTCTATAGACCTTGCTTGTGGGGGATACCACGGAATGCGCATTGAGATGAAACATGGGAGAAATCGCCTGACTCCCGAACAACTCGTCTGGATGACTCGCCTCACCGAAGCAGGTTACTACTGCTTTGAGGCGCGCAGTGCCGCTGAAGCCATAAAAGCTATCACGGAATATGTTTGTCTTGATTAAACGGAGAAATCGTTTTGCGTTTACTTAACGTGGCTGAACTTATCCCTGCTGGTGCTAACGTTGTTGCTCGCCGTCGTTCCTGGCAGCAACCATTGTGTGTTGAGTTGTTGAAACACAGCAATGGAACAATAGAGGCTCGGAATATTGTCACTGGTGATAAGGTTCACATTACCCCGGAAAGTACAGGCGCTGATGATTGGGAGTTTGTACATTGAGCAAAAAATATCATGTGAACCTGGCGTTTGCCGATGACGCCGGGAGGACGCGGAGCATTACGCTCAACACTGCCCGCAAGGTGGTAACAGCGCCTTTAATCCGGGAAGCCCTCAGGGAGCTGGAAATGGGGGAGAACTCGACCCTTTTGTCGGTTAGTTGGTTAGGGAAAATGTCAGAGAAGGAATACGTAGACGGAGTTACTCCAATGACAGCCATGAGGCTGCTTTCATTGCTGCAATGGGCTATCGTACCGGTATGCATCGTGTATTTTATCTACCAGGCAATGACACAATAACCGCTCAAAAACCCGCCGATTAGCGGGTTTTTTGTTTATCACATCTTTCGATCTTGTTCTCATACTAATAAAATATGTTAGAAAACTAATTTTGCAAAAACAATGGGAACTGCAATGAGTCAACAAACTGATACTTCTAATCTGGAAATCATCTCAGCCGCGATTGAAACGCTGCGGACACAGATCGCCCTTATTCAAAAGCGGAATCCGGGGGATGACCTGTCTAGACGGCTACATGAGAGCGTCATTGCCACTACTGATAACCTGGTCGCGGAGATCAACCAGCTACTTGAGGAAGGGACGGTTGATTACAACAAGCTGGTGGATCAGTTTGAGGAATATCAACAAGCCGTTAATGATGGCTTGATCCGTTTTTCACAAGTCACAGGCGTATCAGCGACAGTTGAAAGTCTTGGCAATGCTGTTAATCAATTTGCCGCGAATATGCGTAGTGAGATCGGCAATCTGGAAGCGCGTCTTGAACAGGCAAACACACTGCGCAAATCCGCAGAAGCCGATTTGAGTCGTTACAAAAAAGACTATCCAGCCAGTCTGTCAAAACGACTGGATGTTGCGGAGAAGGATAACCGTGCGCTGAAAAGAGAGCGTCGGGAACTAAAAGAGCGTTTAACAGAGCTGAATCAGCAGTGCATTAAGTATCAAGGCGAAGGTGTCACACTGCGTAAAAAGTTAGCAGCAGCGCAGAACATTATTGAAACGCTGAAACGAGAGTGTTCACAGCTTGGTCATGATCTGAACCGCGCTTGTGGTATGGGACAAAGGCCAGAGACATTCCCGCTCATGTATGACGGGGTGGATGCTATTGCCTATATCCATGAGTACCCGCATGGTCTGGTTGCGGAGACTGGTCAGCGTGGTGAAGCTCTGTTGACGGCTAATTACCATCAACAAATTAGAACCAACCGCCTGCTGACGATGGATGTGATCCCATCAGTATGGGGAACGCCGCTTTACTATCGCCTGCCCGGCTTCGAAACGGACTGGAATACCGATATAGACGAATGCCTGGCAGATAAAATTATGGCGTACCTGGAGACTGATTTCCCGCGCCTGCATCGCCGGATTATGGACTCTAAGGATGCGCCGATCGATGAATTGAAAATGCGCCCAGAGACGTTGGAAGCTATCAAACAGACTGCGTTTGATACCGTATTCAGCGTGGCCTGTATCCCAAGTAGTTTTCATGAAAGCATCCCCTTTATGCAGGGCGACCGTCGTCAAGAAATTATTGATGCCTGCCGGGTGTGGGCTAACGAATGGGACAAGAAGAATGGGGGCGTAGAAGATCTTTATGGGAAATAATGTGTTAGAAATCTAATTTCACCAAACGAACATATTGATTGTGAGAGTAACTTAACTTAGAATTTTCCTTGCTGGTGGAGCGTTGCCACATTTCGCTTGCTGGGCTTGATAGTCACTTATTGGTTGTTGTTCGCCCACCAGCAAATAACAAATTAAAGTGTTAGAAAATTACATGCATACAGGGACTCGCTTTGGCACCGAGCAAGCCAAAGTTCAGCAGGTTTAGTGCGTAAAGTGGTTTCAGAGAGAGCACTTTACGGAGTAAACGACAAGACATGTTGAGCCACGGAAGGTCTTTTTAAGATGTTCATTGATGATGGTCCGGCAGAGAGTAACGGGACTCGCCGCATCGAATCATCATCAATGCACATCCTCAACATTAAGGAGGCATAGGGATTTTTTTGTGGCGATTACCTTTTGCCCTAAGTCTCCTTAATGTTGCGGTAATGCACCTATGCGGATGCGGCCTTGCATTGTGTCTTGAAAGAATGGGGTAAGGCCGGGGATATCCCCAGGGGGAGGCACCCCCGCTGCAACGAACAGCCACAGACGGCAGTCGAGTGATGGAAACGTGCAAAGACTTTAAACCTCGTTACGGCTGGCGTGGCAAACGCGACAACCGAGACAGAGCGGTGACGGGCGGAGAGAGTGCCGCATCAAGAAAGAAGCCGACTTGTGTTCCCTTTCTGCGGGCATTTGAAAGTGAATCCAGCTCAGGCAGTCGGCTTCTTTCTTGTGTGAGATGTAGCGTATTTGCCCATCTTCGGGTGGGCTTTTTTAGGGTTTTCGTCATGGTTAGCGGCTTTGCGGCGGTTTAGAAACCGACCATTAAAGTAAATGCAAACGATGATCTGATGATGGTAGCGGCCTAAGAAGCCAGACGCCACGGGGTATGAGTCGTCCCCCGTCAAAAAATCGACCGCAGAGTGTCCCCGTCTGTGTATTAGGGAACGGGGAGGCATAACAGGCAAGGGCGCTGGTGTGATTAACCAGATGAATGAGAAGGGTCAGGTCTTTCTGGTCAGCGCCCTTACCTGTTACGTCCCTCCCGCGTAACAGCCATTGTTTGATGGTATATGGGAAAGTTTGTTGGTTACGGGTATATCCCGTCATGCTGAAGGCGCTAATCACGCTGGAAGCCAGGGTTATGCATCCCCTGTTACTGAATTGCAGCCAGGGCGCGGTGCGCCGAAAAGCATACGGAGGTGGAAGCCCTCGCCGGAGACGTACCCGGCCAAGTGATGGTGTAGCTCAGTAGGATAGAGCAGCAGCCTTCTAAGCTGTCGGTCGGTGGTTCGAATCCACCCACCATCGCCAATGCCGGTTTAGCTCAGTTGGTAGAGCGCCTGCCTTGTAAGCAGGATGTCAGCGGTTCGAGTCCGTTAATCGGCACCAACACAACAGGTAAGGGTATTTTGCGACGTCGGAGATCGCCGTGCTTGGCAGAGGGTTCGAATCCCTACGAAGTACCCTTACCGTTGTGATGAAGTGCAGCTCTTTGAAGCAACCAGAAGATAAGCATCTGGCTTCACAACATAAACCGCAGGAACGACCAATAAACGGTAGTCCGTATGGAGAATACCCCGTTGAGGAAGAGGCCTGGCCGGAACCGTAACCGGTACTACAACGTTGAGAACACTGACGTAACGGGGTCATATCCCAATCTACGAATAAATGTTGCGTTGCAGCGTGACAACCAGTGTTCTCAACGTTGTGGTGGATTCGCAGACTGATGCGATAGCTTTCTTGGATGTTAGGGAAATGCGGCCGCAAACCTTCCCTTTCGCGAGCGGTGATCGTCCGTAGTCCTAATTGGCTGCACCGTATGCCGGAGATTCAGTACCGGCCACCACAACGGCCGGAGAGTAGGGAGCATGGTGCTCAAGCGGTCTTGAAAACCGTCCCATTGCGCAAGCGATGATGGTTCGATTCCATTACTCTCCGCCAGCGCAACGTTAAGAGTATTTGGCTAATTAAGCGAATGCCGGAAGCAGAACCGGATCACCAAATGCGTACAGGCATCATCGCCGCCCAGCCAGCCAAGTGCTCTTACCATTGCGGTGAATGCGGCTAAGCGCACGCGGGTCAAGGTTGAGACTGACAGTCGGCCTTCTGTGGATACTCACCCGCCTGGCGTGCAACCTTCGCCAGGCACCGGGAGGCACCCGGCACCGCAACCTAATAAATACGTCACGTCTATTGAGTGACAACTACTGTTCGGATAGTTGGTTTCAGTGGCAGTGCTGTAAGGTGAACACAGGAACTAATGATGGATTTTTGGACGTATATCGATAAGAACCCTGGATGGTCTTTGCTGTTTCTACTTGTGATCGTCTACGGAATAGAACAAGTTACGAAGAATCTCAGACGTCGAAAATAAAAACTAATTGGCCCCTTAGCTCAGTGGTTAGAGCAGGCGACTCATAATCGCACGGTCATCGGTTCAAATCCGGTAGGGGCCACCATATTTGGTTGTAACACGGCGTCTGGCACATGCGTCGTTAGCGGTCTGGTGACGTTAAAGGGGTTACCTTTTCCCCTAGCTCAGGCAACAAACCAGGTGGCCGGAATGTGCAAGCCCCGTTCATATCGTCGGACCGAGGACTCACCATCCTGGCGATTCGGTGTGACAGCCGGAAGAGTACGGCGCACAACAGGAAAAGGCGTTTAATTAGCGTGAGCGCCGTTTCCGTTGTGGTAATTGCGGCTATGCGCTCGTGACGAAGCCATTTTCATTCACTACGTTCTGATAAGTGACGTCGCCAGGAGTGGCTAACCTGGCAGGTGGAGGCACCACCGCCACAACTCCTTTCAATTCATCATATAGCCGCTCAGGCTGTAACCCTTAATTAATACGAAGTTTCGACATCTCTATCGGTTTAACCGAGGGATGGTCGCGCGTGTAAAAAGGAGACGTTATGTTAACGGCGAACGATAACGCGTATGCAGAAGCAGATCTCATATTGAGTGACTTCATCGGTCAGCGGGAACGCTGGACACAAAAGCGAGAGGAACTTTATGCCTCGTTAGTTCGCAAAGGTGTCAACATTGAAACCGCTCAAAGCGGCGATATGACGGTAGTCAGTGTTGGATTACATGGTGTGAGCGTGTCCGCAGCCAATCATGAGCCATACGTAGCGTTATCCGAGTCGATGGCAAGGCTAATTAAGTTTCTGAAGCAAACAGAAGCCAATAATGTTTTCATCGCCAAAAAGAACATCAATTTTTCTGCCGCCATGTTCTGGATGATGAAGGGGCTGGATGCCCGCCGGGCATCATGGCCTAAAGGGAGCTATTTATCGATGTTCCGTGGCAGCATTGGCAGCAAAGAAAAGCTCTTCGAATTCTTGCCGGAAGAGGCATTCGATATTGTGGAAGGGTGCGATGTGATGGTTATGCCTCGCCTGGTAATGATGAATGGGGATTTACAGGCGCAGACAGACTGGTTCGCAACTGGCGTGGATATTATCGCAACTGACTGGGAGGCATTCTGATGTACGAGACAACAAAATTAAGCATTCACGAAGTCTCCAATGTGGAGTGGAATATCGTCACCTGTAAGATTGTATCGTGTAATGCTGCGCGTACTGAGGCAGGCCATAAGAGCACGATAACAGGCTACATGGTAATGGCTTATAGGGGATTGAGAGTTCGCTTTATCTGGGAAGCTCGGCAATTGACACCATTCAGAGAGCCGTCAATGCCATTAGAGGTAGAACAGGATTATTTAAGCCTGCCGGAAATAGACGGTGCAACGCTGGTGGATTCTGATGGTCGTAAGGCTGATTTTGAAGTCAGCTTAAAGGTGGCGCAGGCCGTAATTAATAACTCACGTGGTAAGTGGATCGCTAAGGTAAAACACGTCGTTCGCTTATATCGCTGGTAGTGTTAGATGAATGGAATTAATTTTCTAATATAACCAACTTTTTGCCAGTCTATACAGAAATAACATTCTCATTATCATCCCCTCGGTCATTTCCTGCCTGGGGGATTAATGGAGCATATCAGCAGCGCAGAAATTGCGGATATCATGATTAGGGCTGACTGCTATCTGACAGTCACCGAAATCACCACTCTAGCTAAAGAAAAATATCCTCACCTTCATGTTTCACGAGTAAGTGTAACCAACATCATTCGGCATTTTGTGCGGTCAAGCCGAGCTATTTGTGAGCTTGATGATCGTGTTTACCCACGGAAATACTGGTTGCATGGCCTGAACGGATATCAGTTCAAGGTGCGCGGGCGCACCCCTGAATACGGTAGCTTACTGGTTAAAAACTGTAGCAGGAAATCAGTCGAACAGGCGCGAAAAGAGCAACGAGAGCTGGTGGACATGGCGAATAAGCTGTGGAATGCCGCCGTTAAAAAGCGTGGTGTTTCTTTATGAGTCTGGTTAATTGGGAAGAGCACCGCGCCAAATTTATAGCGTTGCGTGAAGAAAAAGGGATCACCGTAAAGGAATACTGCGAGCAACACGACCTTAGCTTCAATACCGCCAGAAAGCATCTCAATATGAAAAAAAATGAGGTGCGGTCGCAGGTGAAGACTACAAAAAAAAGCACCAAATCACCTCAAAAAAAACGGGCAGGAAGAGCAAAAAAAAGACCAGAAGAAGGTACAGAAACAACAAAATTTACAGAAATTGACAATTCGCAGGGCACAGGTTCTTTCCGAAGTATGCCGAGAAAGAAAACTTCGGATCATGAAAATAATGCAAATAATAACAATGAGATAAAAGAATCTGTCAGGAGATCATTGCGCGAAAAAATGGCGAAAATGATCCCCACCGAAGATAAATGCGCCTCAAAAATCGAGGGATCTTCAGCAATGATCCCTGGCGGTGCTGTGCAGCGTGCCACGTTGCCCACTACGAGTGTGGCTCGCGACATGATGAAGAACGGCGCAGAAGAGCACCTGCGGTTAGCAATTCAAATGGCGCAAGAACGCGCACTTCAGTACCAAAGCATTGTTGATCAGGAGGCCGAACGCCTACAGGCGGAGATAGACGCCCTGGGTGATGAACAGCCAGAAGGAATGCACCCTGGGCAGCGACTTCTCGGTCTAATCAGTGACGCGGCCTACTACATGAACGATTTTATCAGTAGGTTGGCAGCGATATATCAGTCCGAACAAAAGCTGCGACAGGGTGATGAAAAACTTCGTCAGGGTGCTCGCCAGCAAGCATTCAGAGAGGCCGAGGCCAGAGAAAAACTCGAATTAGCACGCCTACAGGCCGAACAGCGTGGCAAAGAGATTGAATATCGCATTGGCGCTGACGCACGCGCAGCCAGAGTTATCGCCGCCGCTATACGTATGCGTGAGCGCGAGGAGCTGGACGATATCGGTGTTGCTGAATACATCGAGCGTCAGGGTGTCAGTGTCCCGGCTATCCTCGCGGCGCGCGCGGCGAAAGCTATCACTCTTCTCGAACCTCCAGTTTCTGACATCAATGATGTTGATGATGAACAGCTGGACAAAGAAGCGAAGGAGTTTGCATCGCTTCAGGCTAACCATCCGCAATGGCTGGCAGAGCGCCGGGCGGATGTGGCAACCATTGTTGAAGATCTGGGGTGCGGAGATTACGACCACAATGGCGAGCGTAAGGCTGGGGAATTCGAGGCCAACGATGAAGAGTTGGACATTGACCCTTCGGCAACGGCTGAAATTTACGGTGATTATGATGCATCAGATGCAGGGTATGACGCCGGAGATGATGATATTGCGATAGAACCGCCGGAGGATGACTAATGGCTGGTGGGCGCAAGATTAAATGCGTCACCAGCGATCCACGCTGGCGCGATATGGTAATCAAATACCGCTACAACTTTACCCAGGCTGTTGTTGATATATTCGGGATGTTTCCCTCCCACCAGCAGCAGGAGATTATCCAGTCCGTACAGCAAAAAGGGAGCAGAACCACTGTTACCTCTGGTCACGGTACAGGGAAATCGTCGCTAACGGCTATGTTGTTGCTGATTTATTTGATTCTGTTCCCCGATGCCCGTGTCATCATTGTTGCTAACAAAATAGGTCAGGTTAAGACAGGTGTATTCAAATACGTTAAACAGTATTGGGCGAATGCCGTTAAGCGTCATGGGTGGTTACAGACCTATTTTGTCCTGTCTGACACCATGTTTTATGAACGCTCTCGAAAGGGGATCTGGGAAGTTCTCTGCAAAGGCTATCGACTCGGTAACGAAGAAGCTCTGGCGGGGGAGCACGCGGCACATTTGCTTCTAATTCTGGATGAAGCATCAGGTATATCTGATAAAGCGATCGGCGTAATGACTGGCGCTCTGACTGAAGAAGATAACCGAATGTTGATGCTATCCCAGCCAACAAGGCCAAGTGGTTATTTCTACGATTCGCACCATTCTCAAGCTAAAACCCCAGACAACCCGAAAGGGATCTGGACAGCAATTGTTCTTAACTCAGAAGAATCACCGTTCGTCACACCACAATTCATCAGGCAGAAACTCCTGGAATATGGCGGGCGCGATTCTATTGAGTACATGGTCAAGGTTCTTGGTCAGTTTCCTCGGGAGATTAACGGCTATTTGCTTGGTCGTGATGAATGCGATCGCGCTGCGCGGCGCAAGGTGTTGTTGGAGAAAAACTGGGGATGGGTGGCTACTGCTGACGTTGGTAACGGGCGAGACAAGTCAGTTCTTAATATCTGTAAAGTGTCTGGTCACCGGGAAAAGCGGCGTGTTGTTAACTTTAAGGTAATGGAAATGCCAGGGACTATGGACCCGCTGGCTTTTGCTGACTTTATATACAACGAATGCACGCCGGATAAATACCCGAATATTACAATCGCGGTTGACGCAGACGGTTTTGGTTCAGATACCTGTGCGCAGCTGGTGCGCCGTGGGGCTAACCCGGTACGGATTCGGTGGGGGAAACCCATGTTTTCGAATAAAGACAAGGAGCGTTTTGTTAACCAGCGTGCCTACGCAAATATTATGGCTCGTGATGCCATAAAGTCAGGTCGTATGCGAATAGACAGCGACCCTAAAACGGCAGAGCAAGCGTCAAAAATCCCCTTTTTACTTAATGAAGAAGGGAAGATGGCGATGATGCGCAAGGAGCACATGCGGCAAAAGCTGAACATCAAATCACCTGACCGATGGGATACCTACTGCTTTACAATGCTGGTGGACTATGTTCCTGCTAATGAAGATATCGGCGCTGAAATGGCTACCTTCCGCGATCAGGTTCTTGCAGATGTAGAAATGCCAGATCTGGATATTTGACATCCTCCACGCCCTGAAGGACGGGGTTTTACGGCGCACCGGATAAAGCCCCGGCAATGCGGGGCTTGTGATTACCAGAGTTTAGCGGCGTGCTGTGTTTGGGAGAAAGTGAACCCGTAACGTTCTTCTATGGTTTTACCGTATCTTTTCCGCGCGTCTGTCAGTTTTATGCCTGTCAGGTCATCTCCGGATGTCATCATTACGTCTAACAACTCCAGATCCATTTTATTCAGTCTCGCCATCGCTTCGCGTGCTGTCTGTATTTTACGCTCAATGATATGGCGAATAGCCGGATCGGCTTCCTCAAGCATTTTGGCTGATTTGTTCTTTAAGCTCTCATTGCGGATGTCGATGTTTCGCAAGATGTATGACTTCGCAACATAGCTTGGTTGGTGTTTCTCCAGATCGCGAACGCGATAGAGACTAAAGTCACCAAGCAGGCCGCAAGGGATCGACTCAACCCCAGAATAAATAGTAATGCTGCGACGTTCGCCGACATTATTAACAACGGGCACTGTGGTGTTCGGAAGTTTTGCGAACACTAAGGCTCCGTGTGCGCCTACCCTGAATCGTGACAGAGCATTGCTGCCTTCAATGTTTGTTGTAAGCACTACATCTGTGTATCCATCTTTGCGCGCCCGGTAAACTTCCCCTTCAGGTTCTGATGCGAAAAAACGGCGCTCTTCTTCAAGTGCACCAACAATCTGCGAAAATATCTTGTTTTTCAGGCTTTTCTTTATAATTGCATCATATTTTTTGAGCAGATTTTCGCGCGTAAATGAGCGGGTGGTGGTCGCGCTTTGCACAACAATATGCGTGCTTTGATTTGTGTCCTCAATAATGAATGGGATCGGAGAATATACAGACTCAACAATGTTGGACGCTTTGCCGTCAGCGTTACGGCACAAGTCAACAAAGGCTTTCCATTCTGTGAGGCACTTTTCAGCTTCTTCTAGCACATTCTGATCATGTGTTAGTGCAACGTGGCGGAATTCCTCGCCGGCATAACTGGTATCATGGAAAACAGAGTTTGCGACCACCAGCTCTTTCCACCGTTCAGCGGTTTGCAGGAACCGTTTGTACTCTTTCTCGATCGACTTCTTACTCATTATTCCTACTCGATTTAGTTTTCTAACATAAAATTACTATGACAAATCTATGCCGAATAACAGGGTGAGTAAAGGATCAAGATGCATTTTTTTATCATCCAATTTAGAAAATTCTGCTTAAAAACTGCCAGGCATAACTTAAAGCCCACGCCAGCAATGCATTGCCCATCTACGCGGAAAGGAAAAAAATTCCTAAGTTTCTAACTTTAGATAATTGGCATTATTTAAAGTTAGGCTATAATCATGGGTGGATGATCAGTGTTGACATCACTGAAAATACGTGCCTCGAATCAAAGGTTTGAATCTTGAAAATTAACTTATAGCTACCCTGTCATTTTTATATTTTTCGCGTAGCGTCATCTGTATATAGAGGTTAAATAGTTTCATGAGTGAATTAATTATCTCTGGCAGCTCCAGTGGTTTTCTGCGCAACATTGGCAAAGAGTACCAGGAGGCCGCAGAAAACTTTATGCGGTTCATGAATGACCAGGGGGCTTACGCGCCGAATACTTTGCGCGATCTCCGGTTAGTGTTTCACTCCTGGGCGAGATGGTGTCACGCTCGCCAGCTCGCCTGGTTCCCGATCTCACCAGAGATGGCCCGCGAGTATTTTCTTCAGCTGCATGATGCCGATCTGGCTTCGACCACCATTGATAAGCACTACGCCATGCTGAACATGCTGCTTTCGCATTGTGGCCTTCCGCCACTTTCGGATGATAAAAGTGTTTCTCTGGCTATGCGGCGCATCCGGCGCGAAGCGGCAACTGAAAAAGGCGAACGAACAGGCCAGGCTATACCGCTGCGGTGGGACGATCTGAAACTGCTCGACGTCCTGTTGTCCAGGTCAGAACGGCTGGTGGATCTGCGCAACCGGGCTTTTCTCTTTGTTGCATACAATACGCTGATGCGTATGTCGGAAATCTCGCGTATTCGTGTAGGAGATCTGGACCAAACAGGTGACACTGTCACGCTACATATTTCACACACGAAGACAATAACGACCGCCGCCGGGCTTGATAAGGTGCTTTCCCGTTGCACTACCGCTGTGCTGAATGACTGGCTGGATGTTTCCGGGCTTCGCGAACATCCTGACGCAGTGCTGTTCCCGCCGATACACCGTAGCAATAAGGCCAGGATCACGACAACGCCCCTTACTGCACCTGCAATGGAGAAAATATTCAGCGACGCCTGGGTGTTGCTGAATAAAAGAGATGCTACGCCAAACAAAGGAAGATACCGGACGTGGACCGGGCATAGTGCACGCGTCGGGGCCGCTATTGATATGGCTGAAAAGCAGGTGTCTATGGTGGAGATCATGCAGGAAGGAACCTGGAAGAAACCGGAAACACTTATGCGGTATCTTCGCCGTGGCGGCGTGTCTGTGGGGGCTAATAGCCGCCTGATGGATTCGTAAATTAAATTTCTAACACATCTTTTTAGATTAACGCCTTTGCTGTAAAGTACCCTCGCCTATTTAGGAGGGTGCTTTGCAGAGTCAAATCACGGAATCAAGACGCTTCAAGGTAGATGGTTACACCGTAACCTTCGCCGCTGGTGTTAAGAATAGTCATGCTGTCGTTGTGTTCGGCATCATGACCGGGCTTGAGGCCGTCCCTGTGTTTACCCTCGAAAAAAACTGGCGAAATCTGGAGGAAGCAGAAAGCTACGTCCGGAAAGTAACCATCATTGCCGCCGAAAAACTCCTGGCCCACTATCAGGAAAATTATCGCACTATGGTCGAGAAGATTAATCTCGCTTTCACTCGCCCCACTACCGGCTTTATTGCACCGGATACTAATGCAGGTCGATATCCGGCAAGGGGGCGTCGGTGAAAACTTATTACCCATCTCTGAATTGTTACCCGTCTTCCTATCCAGAATTGTCCGGGAAGCTGTTAGCTCTATTAGCTAAAGCACCTACGGAATGGTTTAAGCCAGTCGTTATCAATCCACACTTCCTGGATTACGGATCTGTTCGCACTCGTAACGAACTCAAAAACCTACTGGCGCATGGATTCATTCGACACCGTGCCGGGAAAGGCTATCAGTTAGCGATTGCGCCAGAAGAGGCCGTGCGGCTATTCGCATATCGTGACAGCCAGACAAAAGCTCGGGTAATAGCTCAAATACTTCATAACGGCAGCACCTATGCCCGCCAGTTTGGCGGCGACACGTCGCAGTTCTTGCGGGCGGTGCGATCGCTGGAGGAGCAAGGAGTTATTGAAAGTTCCTGTCTTCCTGTTCCTACCGTTCCACATATCAAACGTCGGGTTTACACCTTCACGCAGAGAGCTAAAAAACAATGATTTACGTAAAAGTGAAACGCCTACATCCGGCAGCAAAACTTCCAGCTTATGCCACCTCCGGATCGGCGGCGATGGATTTTGAGGCTGTTGAAATAAAACCATGCGTCGATAGCAATGGTGCAATTTCCTCAAGCTGGTGGGTGTATACCGGACTGGCTATGGAGATCCCGCCCGGCTGGTGTCTGAAACTCTATCCGCGATCAGGATTGGGCTGCAAAAAACATACTCGCCTGGCTAACTGCGTAGGAATTATCGACTCCGATTATCGCGGCGAAATCATGGCAAAACTGATTACTGATCCAGGCGGGGAAGGCGTTTGTCTCAAGCATGGAATGGCTGTCATGCAAGGAATTTTTGAGCGTGTTGAACAAGTCTCACTAGTCGAGGTTGAGGAACTCAACGAAACGGAGCGTGGTGCTGGTGGCTTTGGTAGCACATCGGAAGGCCGCGTTGAAATCAAGCGTACACCGCTTCAGTACGCAAAGTTTTAAGTAGAGGAAGGATTATGGCCAGCACTTTTCAGGTGTTCCCCAAATACAAATGCCACAGCATCATTCGGGCATCGAAAATCAAAGATATTGTTATTGTCGGCAAAGCTTATGCGCCCATTTTTGGCAGCATCGAAGTCGTGGAGCCAAAAGGAATGACGCTTCGTGTTGATGGTGTGTTCTTGGAAAAGTTCCGACCGCAAATAGGAGGATATCTCGTCACTGCTGAAAATGGTTATCTGGTCTATGTGCCAGAGAAAGCATTTGAAAAATGCTATAGCCGGGTTAACGACGCCTCCGAAAATGGGGTATCGCTCAGCATTGAAGGTCACAATGGGGTGACATTCATTACAGCCAGGGACGTAACTATTTCTGCTGGCGGTATCGCTACTCTACAAGAAGAAATCGACCTTGAAGCAGCCGACTTTTCTGACGCGCTGATGTGGATGAAGGATGGCAAGAAAGTTGCTCGACGCGGGTGGAACGGCGAAGACCAATTCTGCTGGCTGGTTCCTGAAGGACAGTACCCGGCACGAATGGAAGCCATTAAGGGATATTTCCCCGGCGACCTCGTTCCGTATGGTGCTTATTTCGCCTTAAAAAATGCACAAGGTGTAGTTGTTCCGTGGGTGCCTTCAGTTGGCGACCTGCTGGCCTGTGACTGGTTTGTTGTGGAGTGATTTGACATGGAAAGCACTAAAACAATTCAATACCGCTTGCGTAATGGCCTGCTGGTGGCTGTTAACGCCGACATGTCACTGCCGTTTGACACGATTGAACGCACTATCATGACGTATCTCGGCTTTAATGAAGAGCTGAATGAAGAGCATGGCGTAGCTATATGGAGTGATGCAGACAGCGGCGTTCGTCGTTACATCACCGCCAGGGGCAAAGACTACTCTCTGGAAGAACTGTTTGCCCTTGCGCAGTCTTTCGAATGTGTAGCATTAGACCTGTTTAATGATCCTGCTATAGCGCAACGACTTATACGCGAGCTTGGGCTATCCGTTACACCAATTATATTTAAAAATGGCAGCCTGACTGGCACATGGCGCGTAGAACGCATCTCAAACTACCTTCCATATAACCGACAGTTAAATGGAGTAATCTCCGGCGTTAATCAGCCCGTAGCGTGTGAAAATGTAAACCTGGTTGTCGCTGTTTTGGCAACCGCATGTCGTGTTATCGGTTTGGCTAAACAGGCATTTATTCATTTCCCAAATGGTGCAGAAGGTAGCGCAGAGATTATCGCGTGTGATTTCGAATTTACCTGGATGCTACGCGAATATCTGGACCAAACAGTATTCCGTGCCGAAGAACTGGATATGTATATCACGTCAACGATTCCAGACGATGTGCGAGCTGAAGCAATCGCTACAGCCAGGGCGAAATGCCGTGCGGCGATTGCAGAACAGGCCAAAGAAGAAGTTAAGGAAGTGGCAGATGGCGACTAAGAGCAATATTTATAAAGATCCGCGCTGGCTGTCGCTGGTGGAGAAATATAAAGACAATTGGGTACTGGCAGCAAAAGAATTGTTTGATATTGATTTAAGCCACCAGCAACAACAAATTGTTGAAGCTATACAGCCCAATAATGCAAAAGCTACTGTCACCACTCCGTATGGGATCGGACGACCGCAAGTGCTTGCTGTTATTAGTACCCTTTATACGATTATGTATCCTGATTCCCGGACAGTAATTGTTTATCCAAAATCAAATGTTTGCAAAAGAGGAATTGTTGCATGTGTGTGGCAATGTTGGGAGGCATTGCTGAAAAAACAACCTTTTATCATTGAGTATTTTAAGGTCGGTGATAGCGGTCTGATGTTCAATGAATTTTGGGGAATGTGCTTTTGTAACTACCGCCTTAACTATGAAGATAGCATTGCAGGTCACTACGCCGACCATCTTTTATTCATTATTGTGGATTCCGCACATATCAGCGATCGGGCATACAGCATTGTGTGGGCAAGCATGACTAGTGGTGATTCACGCATATTGCTCACTTCAATTCCGTCACCAGAGGAAATAGGCTTTTTTTATGATTCACATCATGGACGTGCTTTAGCTGAAGATAATCCGAGTGGTGTATATAAAGCCATTAAGCTGAGTGCGGAGGATTCACCATTTATTACCCAAGAATATCTTGATCATTTTGCCGAAAGGTATGGCGGGCGAAATAGTGATGACTATCGTCGTATGATTCTTGGTGAGTTCCCTGGTATTAGGGAGGCTGTTCTTGAATCAGATATGCCGAAGACAATGCGCTTTTCGATGCCTGATGGTAGTGAATGGACAATGCCATTACGAGTGATAGCCCGGCATCATGCGCAGCACCACGCCAAAAAACATGGCGTCACGACATTAGAATGGTTGAAATCGCACACTATTCCACTCTTCACTGCAGATCACAATGCTATCGTTGAGTGGGCAAAAACAATTCCGTGGGAGCATGTCGCTGAATATGCTCACATGCTAAAACCGCCGAAAGACAGGCACGAAATTAGCTGGCTGACAGCCGAAAAAATCATTGAATGATATCAACAAAAAGCCCGCCAGGTCTGGCGGGCTTCTTTATGCGCCTTAAATCACAGGTCTATAATCAAACTCCCCACTTCGGGCATCATTAATGACATGAGTGATCACACCAAACACAGCATTACTGCCCGTGCATCCATCGTCATCTACTGGTAACGCCTCTTTCTTCCCGGTGCTTAAATCCTCCAGGTGCTGGCGCGGATACTTCCTGTATCTCTTTATGCGATATTCACCCTCCATAGCGCATATAAGCAGTGAACCATCAACCGGAGTAAGTGAGGAATCAACCACCAGCAAAGCACCTTGCAATATTCCCTCACGGTGATGGCTGTCTGCCGCCCGCATGAAGTAGGTCGCGGAAGGATGTCTGATTAGTTGCTGATCAAGAGAAATGCGGCTCTCTGCATAATCCGCCGCAGGAGAAGGGAAGCCCATAGCGTTTTACCTCAATGATACTGTTTATTCATACAGTATACATTGAAAAGGAATAGTTTGTGAAAGCGGGGTTTGTAGGCGCGCCACGCTGGGGGCTAATCACATTTCTCCCCCATCTTGCCGTTATTTTTTTGGTGCATCCTCGTTCTGATACACCGGATCGCTCCCTTTTGGCAACTGGAGGCTTAACTGCCGGTAGTGCCGTAGCCGTTCCATGAAATAGGTGCGCAGATTCTCTGGTTGCTCGCGGGCTACCTGTTCAGCTATGACAGGTATGTTCAATCGCTCTTTGTACGCCACACCGCTGGCAGCCAGATCAACGTTAACCTTATCCCGTTCTTCCTGACTTTTAGCTGCAATATTCCAGTCGCTCATATTTAAGGCTCACATTTCCAGATGGTATTCTGAACACCAGAACCGGGCGCTAGATGAGGGTTAGCGTTCGCGCTATGCTGATATACTGCTTTAGACTTCCCATATTGCTGACAGGCTTTATCTGCGGTTTTTTGCAGGCTATCCAGGCCATACCAACCATCTGACTGTATGCTTACCTTTTCACCGTCGTTGTATTGCACCATTGCACACCCAGATATAGCCAGTATCGCGCCGACAATAACGCTTTTCCATAAAACTCTATGCAACATATACAAAAATCCCCTCTGTGAATTGAGGGGATTTTAGCATGGTGATCAGATATCGGCTTTATTCGGAATTTTATCAGCCACCAGCGGCAATAAAGCCTTCGCCATTTCATGAACCAACATGGCATCAATGACGCCTAGCGTATGGCCCGGCTTAATCTTTAATGCGGCCTCAAGATAGCCTCTTTCCAGAGTGGTTTTTACGCTTTTCTTGGGCGATTGTTGGGAACTATCCGGAAAATCCGGATGGTTGCCAGCCTCGTAAGCTACCCGCAGCCAGTGCATGAATGTTTCAGTGGACACACAACCACAGTCCACATCGATTTTCCCGCGTTGCTGTTCCAGCCATTGCCCAAAATCCAACCTGTAAGTCTTACTTTCAAGTTCATCACCATTGAACTCGACTTTCTGCGACGCTATGAGAGCTGATTCGTATTGTTCGCGAGTGACAACTGACAGGTATTCATCGCTATCAAGGTCACCAATTGGAAGCTCAATCTCATAACAAAAATTGCACCCAAAGAACGTGTCTTTTTTGTGGTCTGAGCCAAAAGCAAAAGTCGCGCATGGCGCCATTAAATTGGCACTGAGCAGGCGACAATCGATCATACCATCAGGCCACCCGCCGCACTTAGGCAGCTCCTTCACTAACAAGTCGATAAGCTTCATTTTTTTATCATCTTTGCAAGCCGCCAAAGCCATTTGGGCAAGTGCCAATACTTCATCTGCCGTATATCCAGCACCGTGACCATACATTTCGATACGGGAAATAATATCTGAAATACGCTCTTTAGTGATTCTTGTCATAGTTTTATTTCCTTGCATGGTTCGCCTTTACGGCAAACAGCTACACGGTCATTTCTTACATTAACCACAGTCACCGTTCCGTCATCGCATTGAATAACGATGAAAGGGTGTTCATTCTCTTTTGTGCAATGTTGCTGTTCTCCAGCCATTGCAGCCGGAGGATCAAATAGCGCCAGAACAAATGCCAACCTTAAAAAATGCTTCATTTGGCCTTATCCGTTATCAAAATTGGAATATCCGTTATCACGAGCGTGATATCCGTTATGAAGTGGGGAATAAGACCACTTACCAATACCCTCCGCCTGACTCAAAGTTGGCGATAAGCCAGGCTGCGAAAAGAGTAACCCCGCTCCAAAAACCACACCCCACCGTACCCCATTTAACACCACCAGCTAATAAAATAAATAAACCGCAAAGGCATACAAACAAAAAAGTAATCCAAAATTTCTTTCTGTTTTTCATTATGGTTGACTCCAGTTATCTTCAATAACAATACTTAACCTCTGAAGCCATTCTGCTAATTTCAGCATGGCTTCTCTTTCGCTTAAACCACGCGGAAAATCATCAAGCGAAATTGTTGGCTTGAAGTTCCCCGAATTATCCATTTCAACGGTCAGATTTTGCTCCAGCACGGTATTCCTTACGCGGCTATTGTGCCGAAGCAAATATACTGAGCGTGATTTATTGGTTTTGTGGTCGAGCTGATATTCGGTAAGTATCATCTGGCTTCCACCATGATTATTACCGCGCCACATAATTACTCCGTGTTAATAAGAGAAATAGACCGTTGCAACACTGTTATATTGGTCGAACGAAATAGCATTTACTTCATAGCTGGTGGGCAGCTTCTTACCAAGAATGTAGCCAGGCCATGAGTTCCACGGAATTTCTGTTCGGTCGTCGTCTTGCCACATTACGCAACCAAGAGAGCCAACCATTTCACCATATCGCTTGCCACAAGTAACAAAGCCGATATTCGGCTTTTCTTGTGTTACTGATACCGTGGTGGTATTGGCAGATGCATTGATTGCAGTACGTTGCTCATGCTCGCTGGCGGCTGAGGCGCTAATTACAGCGGTTGCCGCAGCTCCCGCAGCAATAACCGATGCATGAGATAAATGACAGGCAGATAACATTGCCAGAAAAATAATATTTCTTTGAAATTTAGCCATTGATATTAACCTTTATCGCAAATACCTTAACCGGATTCTCTCCAAAGTGCGGATGTGTGATTGTCTTGATTTCATATCCGTCATACGGAACATCAATTCTGCGACTGGAATCGTCGCGCTTCGGATATCCCTTTGTGATAATCAGTCGGTCATACTCGCGGAACATAATTCGCTTATTCCAGTAGTCATTACACAGGCGATACTCTTCCGTTTTCTCTCCGCGAATCATGGCATCGAAGTATTCACCTTTGACAGCAAGTTGCAGGTTAGCCATTACCGCACCTCCAGTCTCCATACCGCCTGACCAATCCGGCTGGCATAGGTATCTTTGGATACTGCTCCGTCTTTAGCCAGTTCCATAAGAATTTTGCGCAAATCTGCCGAGCGCCATTCTTCATCAGGAAATTCCTTCTCCATTGCCAACCGCAGATTCCAGGTTGCTATCGTGAATGGATATTCCCCGCCGAGAGCTTTATCTTGCAGGGCAGCCCGGGAACGCATCACCTGCAAAACCTTCTCTTTTACATCCATCATTTCGCCTCCTGCGGCGGTTCTGGTAGCGGCATCCAGTGAGTTATTTCATCGGCAAAGATATCTGAGTTAAGTTCCGGCCAACTATTCCAATACCCAGATTCATCCCACCATTTAACCTCGACATGCTCTCCGTCGGTCACTAACACATCAGCATACCCTTTCGGCATTCGCTCACTACAGCTTATCCAACCATCTGGAGCTACCGGCGCTGGTTGGGCTGTATAAAGCGGTGTTATATCTGCCCGAAAGTCAGCTATTTCATGCAGTCGCACCCACCGTTCGACTTCTGCTTTGTCAGAATACAGAGCAGTGAACGTATTATATTCATTGTCAATTTGCGTGAAGGTTGCCTTCCACGCCACCGGCTCTGCTTCCAGCGATGCCAGAGCAATTTCATAAGCCCGGCGCTCAATATTGTCTCGCACGTCCAGGCTGCCTATGCGCTCTTTGATTTCTTTAATCATTTCTTTGTCGGTTAAAGTTGTCATGCCGCGTTTCCTTCTTTCTTATTAACAATTACACCGTCATATATTTCATTAAGGTGTCCTCTTAGCTCCATGCGCCTTAATGCAGATAACATGTAATCGCATTCAACCTGCTTATTCCCAGTAAATGGCTTATCGTCAGGATTACCCCAACAGCAATTCCCCTTGGGCCATCCATGTACTTTCCGTACTCTTCCGTTAACAACGTGAAGTAATCCCCAGCCGGGAGGTAAATCCTCAACTGAAATAATTCCCGGCTCACTAATAAAGAATCGCCAGTCGCCCATTCCAAGAGACGGATTTTTACGGAAACGCTTTTTTCTATCTGCCAACAAGTCAGCACGAGAACACTTCGCCTCTATCAAGCATGATGCTGAATTTCTGAATCCCATAGCATCTGGCTGTTCTCCGGTACTGGTTACAGCTATAAAGCGGTCATGAAAGCAAACCTTGAACCCGTTGCGCTTAAGGAACTTGTACGCAATCTGACAGAGTTCGCGGTGTGTTAACGCCATCTCACTCTCCTTTAGTGCGCAAGTGGTTTTTCCAGCGGTTTTGCGCCGCGCTTCTGCTCCGCCAGACACCGTAAAAACGAATAGAGGAACACCCCCTAAAACCCAGATATCTATAGTAAATAACAAGCCGATTTGAGATACGGATACGCTGCCCGGGCTTTGCTATCAGCATCTTTGCCTTACGGTTTTTCATCGCACTGCGTACCCCTTCTCTCGTCTGTTCCTCGACGCGGTGGGTTTATAGTTAAATGCGAATACCACCCTACCAAACATGCCGATCACCGCCCGTTTGTGATTGCTGATTGGTAGCTTCTCGTACCCCGTCGAACGCGATAAAAGAAGTAATTTTGCTTTACGGTTTTTCATCGTTTTGTTCTCCTGCGTTTGCGTTTCTTTGCTGCTCGTCGTGCCGCTGCAATACCGGTATGGCGGCGCTTTGGTGCCGGAATGCCGCCATCAGTAGTAAAAAAATGCGTTTTTATGAGTGACATATCCGCCCAAAGGCGGATCGGATGCGGTAACAGGCCAACAAATGCCACCTGCATTACGAATTCTCCTTGTGCAGTTGCCTATTAACGTAATCCACAATTTCAGATGACAGTTCAAACGGCGATTTCATCGCGTCAATATCCAGGTTTCTGTCAATATGTCGGATTAAATCATTCAGGGTTTCAGCACGGATTCCAGATTCAGAAATGCTGTTTCTGCGGCGATCCTGAAGTTCAATCAGGAACTGCCGTAAAAGCGTCCACCACTCGCTGTCTATAACCGGCGAACGCATACCCAGCATTTTGTCAGCATCGGCAATCAGCTTTGTCAGCCCCTTATCGCTTATTCTGGTTTGCTGGTTCGCTTTTGTTTCCAGTTCTGCTATGCGCTTCTCTGCGGCTTCCAGCTCAACTCTCAGCTTCCCAACTGTTAGTGCAATATCCTCGTTCTCCTGGTCGCGGGATTTGATGTATTGCTGGTTTCTTTCCCGTTCATCCAGTAGTGCCTGCACTACTTCAGGGTTGAAAGCTGCGATATAACGAGCGTTGTTCTCTGCGTTGTTCTGTCCATCAAAGCCGGTCCATTTGATAACGTCTTCACATCGTTTATCACCAGGTGTATGCACCGCATATGTACCAGTGTCCGGCGAGATGAATGCACGCCATTCGCCCTGTGTTGCCTGTTGCGCTATCTTACGTAAGGTAGCTAATTGTTCGCTGGTAAAAGTCATCATGGTTGCATCTCCCGTTCTTCTGCCCACTTCCGAAGCCCTTCAATCTCACCATTACGAGCTATCAGCTCGCGACACAGTCTTTCGTTTTCATCCAGCAGCGCCAGCACGGTTTCTGGTCCGGCCAGAAATTTGAAGGCGTTGAGCGCATCAATATCCACACCGTAATCTTTAAGTTCTTGTTCACTTAACAAATCATCATCAGCTGGCAACATTAACAGGCGTTCCATTGCTGGAATTGCACGTTCCGCCGCCTCACGCAGTGCCTGGTAATTAATTTCGCTCACTGGTTGCCTCCTTTGCGAAGCTGTTCAGCAATACTTACGCATATCTCTGCGCCTCTAATCAGCCCCGGAACGTTCTTGTTTGGCCCAACTTCACCATCAACAAAATCAATCATCGCGTTACGAGCCATATCCACCCCCTGCGCCCGCACTTCCGCCAGGAAAGCGTCGGTAGCTGGCGTTTCGCTGTGGTGCAGGGCATCATTAATAATCATCGCAGCAACTCCGGCCTGCCCTGCATCCGTTACCGACACATGCTCAAGAGTTACGGCCATTGCGTGTTTCAGTCCGGCGTTCTCTGCCACCAGCGCCGCGATATTAGTTTCAAGCTCTGCAACACGGCACATAGCATCAATATTTGAGTCCTCCTGACGTTTAATTTCATCCAGTAGTGACAACGCAACTTTTGGTGGGATAGCAGCGATATAACGAGCATTAGCACCAGCATTCCTTTGTCCATCAATGCCAGGCCAGTCAATAAAGTATCCGCAATGCCTACCTTCAGACGTGCGCGCAGGATAAATGCCGTTATGACCCGGCAAAATATATGCTACCCATTCATCTTGCGTTGCCTGTTCCGCCGCCTCGCGCAGTTCTTGATAGTTAATTTTGCTCACTGGTTGCCTCCGCTTCCCGCGTTTTCAGACTTTCACCACAGAACGGGCAAAATGAAATTCGAATCGGCGATTTAGAAAACTCGCCTGATCGCAGCATGATCAGGTCTTGTGAATGAATTAATTCATGGTTATAGATTTTGTATTTCAGCAGACCTTTCCGCGTCGTGTATTCAGCATCCTGCTCCAGAGATTGTGCCAACGCCGCGCACGGTTCTATTGTTTTGTCATTAATCAAACAAGTGGAGATTCTGCACTTTGCAGCTCCGTCACCATTACCTTGACTCATTGCATTGTTCCCATCAGTTATTGAACGTGATCACTCCGCGCTCGATGGCGAAGTCAAAAAGCTGGTTAGCGGCTACGTAAAGGCGTATGCCATGTGCTTTTTCCCATGCCCGGACATCGTTTTCTGCGCTTCTGGCGCAGTCATCGCAAAGAGGAACAGCCCAGCGGTCGTGTTCGTTTAACGAGCGGGCGCGGTACATGAACGGGTGGTTAACTTTGCCACCGCATCCGATGCACGGACGAGAAACCACAAACCGGAGATAAGCTGGGCTTTTACCGAGGACCGCTTTTGGTCGGCGCATATAAAGCAGGCCGGAATCCTCATCTACAGACAGGTTGACGATCTGCTCTGCGGTTATGTCCACCAGCTCGCGGGTACTGTGCTCCCAGGTGATATCTGATTCTTTCAGCGTACCGGTAGGGATTTCAGTTTTTGGCTGACAAAATGCAATGCGCCCGGCTTCATCTGGCAGCTCATCTTTCAGATTCCGGCGAATGGCCCAAAAAGTGAGTTCAACCATGCTAAGATCGCGTTCTGGCGGTAGTTTTAACTCGCTCGCAGCCCAGTTCATAACCCAGTTGGCGCGATTCAGGGATAACTGGTCGTCCAGCTTGCTGTACCCCTTCATCATGTATTCCGCATCATGCTTCCAGCACAGGCGAACGGCAGAACCGTTATAGAAGTGAGTGGTTAGCTGGTGGCTACAATCGCGCTTATCATGCGCCTGGCAATCGTGAATGTTGGTGCTAACCCAGTGAACGATAGAATCCTCGCCACCTAACGCATTAAATACGCGCTCACTTTGAAAAAAGGGTGTCAGTGACTGGTTGGCAACCAGGGAATAATTCAGGTCCACGACGCCATCAGGGGTGTTTTCAGCCTGTTCGCGCGGCAATGGGGAGATAAGAAAACGGCGGCCTGCGCCGATGTAATTGCTGGTGGGCTTATCTACAGGAAAGACAGCCACACCAGTTTCATTTACGACATATGGGGTGATTATTGCACTCATAATGCATACCGACTCTGTTTTGTTCCGAGCGGTAAAATAATATGTTAGAAAATTAAAATCAACAATCTAACACGGTTTTGAGCGCGTAAACGATGTAACCCGGCTTACGGTTGCCCTCCCTTCACCTGCATTAGCGTCAGGTTTCCGCAAAATACAGCACCAGTATCGATATAATGCTGGTTCCAGAATGCTTTTGGGCTTTTAGCCGGGGTGTGTCCGAAGATAAATCGATCTGCACCTGTAATTTCTTCACCGATGCCATCTATCGAATCACTAACACGGTCGCGCGACCAGATGACATTGAAAAGCGGCACAGCCTTACCGAACTGATACTCTCTATCCGGATAGTCAGCATGAGCAATGACAATAGTCTCCTGCCCGGTGTTCAGCTCAATGATATGAGGCAATTGCCTTACCAGCTCCACCAGCGCCCTGGCTAAAACTTCCTTATCACTATCCAGCATAAAGAACCACTGACCGCCATTCATTAGCCAGTTATTCACGTTTCCAGCTGGGCTTAACGCATCGATCATCAACCGCTCATGGTTACCCATGACAGCCCGGAACCAGGGCATTTGCAATAACTCCAGGCATTCGACATTTTCAGTGCCGCGATCGATAAGGTCGCCGACTGATATCAGTAAATCCTGCGCCGGGTCAAAATCCACACGATGGAGTTCATTCATAAGCAGGGTGTAGCAACCGTGCAAATCACCAACAACCCATATGTTTCTGTATCCTGAACCATCAATACGGCTATATAACGCCTGGTCGTTAACGGTGATCATTCTGCAACATCCTCCAAATCAGCAACCGCGTCCATCACATCAGAACCGCGAATAACTTCAAAAGCGCGGCAGGCCATTTCAAACACCTGTTGTTCTTGCGGATGCGGTGACTCCCAATACTTAAAACCAGGTCGATGCTCGTAACCCATCATGGAATAAAAATCGCCAGCAAGTTCAATCGCGGCATCAACAAGTTCGCGATTTGTCATCGTCTGTTCTGTCATTTTGTTTTCTCCTGTCTGAACATCACTATCATCAGGTCGCCTTTTGTCGCTATCCTGGCTGTTGTACCTGGTTCAATGCGGCTAAGCTCAAATGCGTCATAGAACGCTTCTAATGCCTTCTGGCGTAGTTCCTGTTTGCGCCGTTTTTTCCACTGTTTTAGGAAAATGGAACCCAGCCATCGCCATGTGCGGGACATGATGTAAAGCCAACCGAGAAGTGCCAGACCGGTATTTAGGAGCGTATCGATCGTTATTGTCGTGTCGATATTCACCGGTTGCCTCCTTTGCGAAGCTGGGCGGCGAACCTATCAGCTGCATCCGCGCAAGCAGAAGCAACGGAATCAAAAAATGGGTCATCTCCTGTATCGCGCATCGTCAAAGCGAATGCCTCCACCCCTTGTGCCTGTATTTCTACAAGGGATGCCTTAGATGTAGTGCTTTTCGCCTCGCCTAATTCGTTATGAGCGATGTTCGCTATACATGCGATGTCTATATCTGGATGATTAATTGGGCAATGGCAAAGAATTGCCTCAAGTGCTGCTTTTTTGCTTTGGCATTCCGCCACAATCGCCCCGTAATTGCTTTCGTATTTGGCAATACGCTGTTTAGCAGCCTCCAGCTCAACACGCAGCTTCTCAAGCGTTAGGGCCATCTCCACGTTCTCGTCCAGCAGTTCAATCACATCAGGATCGCTACCATCAACTACTGATATGCGCGAATTTTTGTAATGCTCGTCAGCATAAGTTCGTCCAGTTTTGAAGCATCCGTCATCCTCCATGCCGGAACAGGCATAAACAACATGTGATCCAGATATGCGCTGCATTGACATTTCCTCGCCACAAACAGGGCATTTAGGCGCTGGTTTCGGTGAATAACGTTCACGTAACGGATAGTAAAGCTCGCTCACTGGATGACTCCTTTACGAAGCTGTTCAGCGATATCTTCGAGAACGCCATCAGAGAATGAGCGGTCAAAATCTCCTTCCGGCGCATTAGCCATAAAATCAGTAGAGGTAAGAATCATCTGGGCAATATCCTCGGCGTTCTTCGCAGTATCATCAATAAAACCAGCTTTCCAGGCAGCCAACATTCTGTTCGCCACAAAGTAAGCCCCTTCCTTGCGTGCTTCAGTCTTCATTTCATCCAAGAAAGCATCGGTCGCAGGAGTGGTTTTTTGTGGTGATATGGCGATACGAATTGTTTCAAGAGCTGGATCTGTTTCCACTGTTGGCACCTTGATAAAACCAAGCTGCACGCCATTCATAATGAACGTGCGGCGGTCCTCACATATCGCCTTCAGTGTCGCATTCTCTGCCGCCAGCGCCGCGCGCTCTTTCTCAAGTCGGGAAATTTCCGTTACATACTCAGCGTTACGCTCTGCCAGTTGTGCGGGCGTTAAACCTTCAGACTTCATGCACTCTCCTTTCGAAATAAACGTACTGATTAATCATGCCCAGGGGCATTTCGAGTTTTTCCGCGATCTCACGGCGGGGAACACCACACTGATGAAGCTGCCGTGCCAGTTCTATATCGCTCTGCCGGTATTTGGCTGACGGATGAAAGTCTCCTTTCAGAATCATGCTGATCCCCAGCTCCCGCGCTTTAGTCCTGACGGCATCACCGGTACGACCGATCAGCTTCCCAATACTCTCTACCGTCATAGTTCCGGCGCACTGGCGGAGTATCATGATTTCTGCCCTTCCCCATCCCCGCCAGCTCACGCCGACATCCTCCGAGACATAAACTCCACAAAACGAACTGCATCTTCAGAAACAACACCGCATGACTTCAGATAATTCATTGCGTCACCAGGTAGCGGATTGGTTGGTTCAGCATTTGCAAGGGATTGCGATAAAAGAGTGATTAATTTGACCATTCTTCGCTGTCGGAGGTTGTATCCTTCAGCCAAAGACAGGTAACTGGAAAGGGTTTGGCTTAAGCGAGCGCGAAGCTGATCCGTGCCGTGACATTCAATAGCAACATCACGTAACGCATTGACCAGTTCCCGGTAAATATGCGGAGCAACCTGGCATTCAATGTTGGTTGGTGACTCATAAATTACAGTCAGCCCCAGCTTTTCAGCCAGCGCGTGCTCTGCACGAGCACCAATCGATTCCTCCCATCGATTGAGCAAGTAGATCGCATCAGCAGAACGCACCATTGCCAGGCAAATATCCATGTATTCACTCTGACAAAGGCCACCAGGTAACACAGCTGGATTCAGAACGATATGCCCTTCAGCCATCAGCTCGCTCGCTTTCGCATTAAACGCCGCACGGTTGTAATCTGGATAACCAGTCATCGGACCCGCGATGTAAATTTTCAAAACACGTTTCACCATCAAAATTTCTCCAGCATCGTGACGCAAAACATAAGCACTGCAAAAAGCTCAATACCAAGCTCAAGTAGCGCCAACGCGACGAAAAACAGCACATAAAACAGGCCGATCTCATTCACAGGTGGCTGGTGGATCGCACTTAAGGCTATAAGCATCATGTCCCCCAAACAGTAAACAGCGACTGATATTAATGTTTTGTGTTAGAAAATCAATTTTGAATATCTAACAAATATGATCAATCATAAAAAATCGCTGATAAGTAAGAGGCAGCCAACATGCAGAGACAGAGTTATTGGGAGAAACAGAGACAAAAAGCCATGCAAAAACTGGCTGATCCGGAATGGCGGGAAGAGCAAAGGGCAAAACGTCTTCAGCAGGCTCAACGCCAGCAGCAACGCGCAAGGGAAAAAGCCGCATCGCCTGAATATCGTCAAAAGAAACTTGAAAAAGCGAGGCAAAGTGAACAGCGCAGAAGAGAGAGAGCGGCGTCTGCCCTCCCCAAAAAAACGCGCACGTCACGCGGATTAAAAGGGAGATCACTCACAGCAGAAGAGCGCCGGATACAGGACGCTATAGGCAAAATCCCCTGTATTGCCTGCCATCTTCACGGGAAGCATAGCCCTGTCGTATCTCTCCACCACATATTTGGCAGAACGGCTAAAGATGCCCATAAATACGTTCTCCCTTTGTGTAAATGGCACCACCAGCACGCAGCGCCAGCAGAGATCCGCGAACAATATCCCTGGTTGGTTCCTGTTCATGCTGATGGAAAAATAGGCGGGAAAGCAGATTTTATACGGCACAATGCCGAAGAGATGACGCTCTATCAGACGGTGCAAGAAATGATGAATTAATTTTCTAACATTTTATGTTGAGTTATAAATTCATTGATTGTACATTTTGATTGGATTGGACCACTGGTCAACATAACGAGACAAACCCCCAGGGATTTCGTATGATTGCCAATGTCATAGTTATGGCAGCGCAATACAGGTGGCTAAAAGCCCCCGTTGACTCACGGTGTTCCAACCTGTATTGCGCCGCCACCAGACCGTGGAACAGTCTGTGACGGCTTCGAAAGCAAGGAGTCACTATGAACAATTACAAACTTTTCCCATCACTCACCGTCTACTCACGCAATAACCTGCGTTCTTTGCTCCCATCAAAACTGGAGGGAGTATCAAAATGACCGTTCGCTACCTTAACTTTCAAATCCAGAACATAACTGGCGGTTGCTATGACTGGTTTGTCACTCTTGGTAAAGAAGTGATCACCGGAAAGCTGGATGAAGTGAAAGCTAAAGCAATGGCCTACGCCTGCAAGCAATCCCGGAAGAAGAAAAGAAAAGCATAAGAAAACACACAGTTGCGCCCTGGCATTATCGTGGGGTATATTTCTACGGCACCTTAGAAAAACGGGTGCCGGGATTGGAACCCCGGATAATGCAAAAGGCGACACAGACGCCGAAAGCGTCTTTTTTTGTGTCATGCCATCGCACAGCCATACGTAGCGTTTAGCTCAGAGATCAATGGTAGTGCTGGCTGGGCTGCCGAAAGGCAGGCCGGTTCCCTTTTGCGCCGGTAGTTCCAACCCAGTCAGTGCTACCGCCATTGAGATTGGAACCTCACGCGGTAGCTCCTTAAATTAGCAAAAGGAGGCTGCCATTATGGCTACTACCCCTACCCCAACTCATTCTGAATTTATCTGGCGTTTCTATTCCTGCCAAAAACACCTGTATATCTGCGTCATGGCTGCTACCGAAGCAGAAGCTCGCTCATACCTTCCTGATACCCCCTGCATTTTTGCTGCCCGCTTCACTCTTGATGCGATGGAGATCCTCAATTAAAGATGGGGATGTTTCAGGCAATCCACCATCCTTTACCGGAAATCCCAAAAGATAATCTGTCACTGCATACAGCCAGAGAGAAGATCAGAAGTGGATATGCAACAGTGTGTCGTCGCGCATCATGGTCTGAAGGTGTATGGGTATGGCAAGAAGGCGGATCACGAAAGCACTGGCGCACTATCCGGAATGGGAAAATCCATGCTATTGATTTAGCGCCAGAGGATATGGTTGCTATGGACTGGATTGTTAGTTGATTACTGTTGCCCCGGCCAGGTCGGGGCTTTAATTTACTAGTCCTGCTGACAATTCAGGAACATAAACGCACGTTTGTCCGTTAAATCAGTAACATAATATTCACGAATACCATTCGGTTTTATGCGACGAGCATACACAAACTTATGAACTGGCTGGTCGCTGCCATAACTAACCTCAGTGCGAAATTCATCGACCGTGCTACCATCCTTTTCTGTCTCTTTGCGTATCAGCTTATTGTTCAGAACTGGTTGAGTCTCATCCATTCCGCTAAATGCATCTTGCCCGGTACTATTACCCCGGTTGCCACGTGGTAAATCCCACGAGAAATAAGTCCCATAGTCTGTAATTACCTGATCCCACGCCCCGGCTTCATCCATATAATGACTACGCTTCCCTTGGTATGTTACGTCAACCTTACAGGAAAACGTTGGCGCGCTATTACTTGCAGCAGAGGCCGTTGAAGATTGTGTAACACTGCCATTGTTGGCATTTCCATAGTTCCAGCCATCATGCAACGCTTTAACCCACAGATTAGTCAGGGATAGCGTAACATCATTCCCCAGCGCCTGGCTGATTCGAAGCCTCTGTATCCGACGCAACCCATACTCATAGGCTTCATCGTCATTAATCACTCGCCCACGTTGAGCGGCTACCACCCCAGATTGCCACGCACGATTAATTTCACGAATAAGATACACTTGTGGATCAACTCCGTATCTGTTGTATTCATAGTAAAGGCTCATTGCGCCATGTTGGCTCTGGTATTCATTAGCCCATGATATAACCGCGTTTCTTCCATAATCCGCGAGCGCAGAATGACTTGACAGAAGAAGAGCAACGCCAACAGTCTTCAGTAATTTGAATCGGAATAACTTTTTAATAATACGATTGGGAAATATGTTTTTGCTCACTTTTCAACCTTTCACCACAAATCAAGACCAACAACCCAATAATAATAACTAACCACTCTGTTTTTTTGATAAGCACCAAATCGTTTACAAAAAAAATAGCAAATGACTATTGACACTATTCTGGAAATAACAAACTGCACATAATCCATCGCGCTAACGGCTCCCGTTGAAGGTTCTTTTGACGATTAACTTTCAGCCGAAGCGCGGTAGGGAGTCATAACGCCAAAGCAGGCCGCCATGTGCGGCCTTTTTTTGTATCCGTCATCCGTGGAGGAAGGACAATGGAAAAGATCGCAATATTCAGCCTGACCACCAGCAAGCCTCAAATGCTCACTGCAATACTGAAAGACGGTGCTCTCATTATTAACGAAGTAAAACCCCTTCCCGCGTCAGCATTGGAGCAAAAGCAAAAAATTCCTCCAGCTATAGCAGCCCTGCGGAAAAGCAAATTTAAGGTACTGGTAGACGAAATTACGCCAACGATCTCCGCTGGCACCGGAGCAAGTCAGGTGACTCTCAAGACCCGTCATGCCGATGGTAGAGCAGCAATCATCGTCGGGATGGAAAGATACAGAGAGTTAAAACTCCAGAAACTATTATCCCTGCCGCAAAATAACAAAGGTGCTTTCGAAATCCCCGACTCTATCGTTGATACCGAATACAATGGTAACGGAGAAGAAGTCTACCGGGTGAACTGGCAGGATATCAGGCCGGAGCATATTTTGATGATCCTGTGTTGCTACGCGACCGTATACCACAACGTTGCCAGTGCGGATTACGTAGAGCAGATGATCGGTACAGTCGAGAAAGAGCAAAAAACAGGCATACTCGCTTCGTTCCTGTCCATTATTGGGCATGAAAAAGTTAAAGCAGGCACCTCCCAGCCAAAGTCACTGACTGGGAAAGAAGTTGATGAAGATACCGTGATACTTTGATCACATTAGTAGCTTTGTTAACTCCCTCAATACCAGGTAGAAGAGTAACAAAAATATTGACGCCAGTATTTGAGTGGTCAATGAGGCGTTCATAAACAGATCAATAAGCTTTAACAATTCTAGAATAACATCCATGTCATTCACTCCGTTTAATTTTTAATCTAATGCCAGCAAATGAAGCTGGCCCCGCATAAAGATTAATGAAAGTCACTTGCCACCAGTGAGGGGATTTATGAACCACATCCCCCTGAACTGGTGGCCTGTCTGTTTCTCGCATTTCACACCCTGCATACAGTTTCCCCCAGGTTATGACTGAGAGGCTTTGTTATGGGCTATAGCAGACTCGACGATAGGTACATTGAAGACGATATTTTTCGTGCGCTGTTTCACCAGGAAATGATTAAGCGGGTATCGGAGTATCACTCTGATAATTTCCAGTACACGATAAAGATTGATGAAGTATATCGTTCAGACCTTGCAGCCTACAGGGCGTATGGCAATGCAGATTTGCGCTGGGTATTCCGGGTGCTGGTGGGCCATGAGTCAGAAATGGAAGAAATGCCCGCAGGGACCACGTTAACTCTTCCTGATGTGGCATGGCTGAGGAACAAGATCCGTGATTACGCAAGCGCGGAACCGGAGATAGAAAATGCCTGATTTCCTGAAAAACCAGGACGGGCGCTATATCACTGACGGCCTGTCCTCTAAGGACTTCACGCGTTTATTCGACCTTATCAGGAAAGAACAAACCCGTAAGCGCCGACAAGCTCACCGGACGCTGACGCCAGGTAGACTGAGGAACAAATCCGCCGAAGATATTCTCAAGTTAGGGAAGAAAAAAGGCGGCACGTTCTTCACGCGAGACGACCTGAAAGGTTTCGAAAAGCTACGGAGTAAAACACGCGAAAAATATGACAGCAAGACGGCTGGCATCACATACGCCCAGCTGGTGGCATCCAGCCAGGCAATCGATATTAAGCGTGCAAATAACGCCGTGGATGACGGATCTGGTATCAAAAGAGCTACACCTGTATCTCTTCGCCACAACGTGATTAATATCCGCGTAGAAGCATCGGATATATCCGTCCACCAGCACCATATCGTCCGGATACGCTTTGAAGAATGGGATCAGATGGTCGATGACATCGCAGAAGACGATAAATCAGCTCTGAAAATCACTAAATCACTGTGCGCCGGGCGGGTGTCTTTCGATTGTGACTGTGGTCGTCATCAATACTGGTATCGTTACATCGCTACTGCGGGTAACTTTGCCCTGGCACCGCCAAAAGAATACGCCTATCCAAAAGTTCGTAACCCTAAGCTACAAGGCGTCGCCTGTAAACACGTGATCCACTCAATGACGCGGTTACAGTCCGCTAGTTGGCAAATGAGTATTGCTCGTGCGTTACAAAAGGCCGCAACGCAAATTGCATTTGGTGACGATCGCCGCCGTACAACCAAACACTTCTCAAAAGAAGACGAGAGGGAGTTTAATCGCAATCGCAACAGTAAAACAAACGTTGACGCTGCCAAGCGCGAATGGAGGCTCTATCAGAAGCGCCAGGCAGCTTTAAGTACAAAACTGGCAAAGGACAACGGCAAGATCGACAAGCTACGTGACCAATTGACCAGGGCCAGAAAGTTGTCAGACGCACAGAAAAAACGGGCGGCTGCAAAAGAAGCGGCCTTGCAACGTGAGAAACAGAAAAATAAGGAACTTCAGCAACGCCTTGCCGATCAGTTCGCACTGAAGAAGCAGGCGTTCATTGATGCGCTTGTCATGGCTGGAACGCCACAAGAACAGGCTGAGAAGATGTTTATAGAGTACGTGAAAAAAGCATAAACCACACATAGCCTAGTAGTTTATGCTGGGCTTTCATTTTTTTGAAAGATCAATTCCAGTATTATCAAACAAACTGGAAATATCAGACACCAATTTATTAAAATGCTTGTCATCATTATAGAATGATGTGCTTTTTATAGCGACTATAAAATCACATAAATCTTGCGGAGATTCAATGCTAACCCCCTTATTTTTATATAGCTCAATAATACTGCCAACATCAGTATGCAATAGTTTTATCGCGCCGCAAATTTCTCGCTGTTTCTTAGCTAGGTCATTAAGTTTATTTTCATTTTCATCTAAGATTTGTTTTGAATATTTAGCGTCATTGGTTGCTTGATTTAACTTTGTTTTCTTTCTTTGCAATTCTATTCTTTTATCATAATCAGCAGCTTCATCTAAATATCTTATTTCAGTGTATAATTTACTTGTTAGCTTAGATATCTTCAGTGTGAGAATAGGAGCTAACACAGATGCAAATACTCCATAAACAAATGGGATTACAACGTGATAAACCCACGGGGATACAATCCAATTATCAAAGAACGGGACATTACCACCAACAAAAACAATAGATAATGTATATAGGA